TTGTTAAGTATTTAGTTCAACTTAACTTCTGGACTCATCTCGATTGCTCCAGTTTGGGTTCTTAACCAATCAATTTGTTTTACGCCTTAACAAATGTATCTACCAGCGTCAAGAATGAGTTCTTATGGGATCACGGTAAACTTAACATTCCGACTTTATACGGATATCAAATTCTCTCATTTACGTATATTTTCATTTCTGAGTAGTTTGATAGTTAACATTTACCCAATTTAATGTCGGTACGTTGTTGTCGTTTTGTTTGGTCTAAAGTCATCAATCAAACTGGTCCATCTACTGTAAATAGTCATAAATTATTGGACTATAATGCTGGACTTTGCTCACGATTTTCACTATGAGCGATCGTAAACGTTAATATTCATCATCTCCCACTATCGTTATATGTAATTTCCATCCGCTCCGCCTAATTCAAATCATGGTGTAACCTTATCAGTGTTATCCTGACTTGACACTGGTTCAGCTGCGTCATACGTCCATAGAAATTATAAAATAACTAGTAATTAACTTGGGAATTAGCTTAGTTCAATGGTGTTTCGATCCTCTTTTTTACAGCGTTTATGAACTATTTGGTTTAACTCCACTTTTTTGCGTCCTCACGGATTCTGCTCAAGTCCAGCTTGCAGTCTATATGTAATAATTTTTGATCCATCCATGTTTTATTATTTAATTTTCACAAATCATATGTATATAATAAGGTACTCTCAAAGCCTAAGTTAAGTGAGATCTCATTATAGTTGCAACACCATAGATTATCCTGTGATTTTAAAATAATAGTTTGCCCTTTGGAAGCAATCCCTGACATGTTCATCGGTGTTAGTTATCACCATGACAACACATTTTCTTTGAGCTATTGTTCGGCTCAAGTCAGCCGTGACCAGCAATCTAACTAACACCTTTAGGGGGATTTCACCTATTTCACTGTAGCTACAGTGTCTTTTTTCTTTGTTCAATTATATCTATGAAGAACCAGACTATCCCTATTAATAAGAATATGCTCCAATTAATGCCGAAATAAATAATAAAGAATGTTATTGCTATCCATGTTGAATTACAATATGGACATAGTCCTAACGGTTTAGATATCTTTGCGATTAATCTATAATACCATTTTGCTTTAACTGTTTGCCATCCTACTGTTATTTCCCATGAATAAATCTTTCTGGGGCTACGTTTAAGTATTTGCCTCTCTTCGCTTGCTTTTCTTGCTATTTTTTCAAGCCAATTATGCCACCAGTTAAATATATGTCCTGGCTGCATAAACTTATTAAAAGCCTCTGCAAGCATTGCTATTGATGCTCCAAATAGGAATAACAATATCATTATTGTTATGCTGATTGATTGTATCATTTTTAATTTAATTATTTGTTTTTATTGGCTAGTTTTCATCGCATGATTTTACTCTTTCGGTCGTTAATGCGTTCTGCCGCTATTTTTTCTTTGTTTTCTGTTCTGATTTGTCGTGCAGCTTTATTAGTTTCTGCCTCAGTGTAAGCTGTGTTCTCTTGTTCCTTTTTAGGCTCTTTGAGTTTTGTTTCGTCTGGGTAATAATAAACATTTGCAACGAATACTCCTTTATCTTTGTCTTCGATCCAAATATCTAATTTACGTGGTAGTTGTTTATTCGCAATGCACCATCCTACTATTTCATAGAATAGTATTATTAATGAATTTGATTTGAACTGTTTCATTATTTGAATGTTTTTAATATCCATTTAATTGGGTATACCCAGATAGCTCCTTCGTTTGGTCCTGTTTCTACGCAATTCGCTCCAAACCAATGTGCTTTTCTTATTATTGTTTTTGGTTTTGCCCATTTGAGTATTTCCGTTTCTCCAATAAATACATGTTCCATGTTTGACATTCTGTATATTGAGCCTCCTAATGGTATTAACTCGCTTTCCTTTAGGAGTGTTTCGAATTTAATCAATTGGATTATTTTTCCTCGTGCTATTAGTTTTGAATTATCTTTCATTTTACATTGATTGTAAATTGTTAGTATTTGTGTTTAGAAAAAACAAGGGAAAGACTTTATTGCCAGTACTATTTAATTCAGCCTATTTCTGGTCTTATATCTTCCCCTTTCTACGATTTAGTCTTAGTTTATAAGACAAACTTAATATGACGCTTCATATAGTTTTTTGTTGCGTCTGACTATTTTATGCCGCCAAACAGGGCTTTGTGTTTTAATTCCCAGTAGTTTTTACGTTCTTCTTTTGTGGCTTTTCTTACTTCGGATACTTCTTCGTGCCATAGTCCATTTTCTTTTGGATATGTTTTATGCATCCCATTTGAATTGCTCCATCCCAAGCCACTTAATGGAGATATCAGTATATTCGAATTGGTAACTCTGGTTCTTCTAATTACAGCCAATCCTTTGTCTACACTCATAATTATCATTCCGACACGTGCTTGTATTCCGTCAGACATTATTCTAGGTATTGCTTTCTGTCTTTTCATTATTTGATATAATGTATGGTTAATAATAGTAAGTTGCTTAAATCAGCTTAAAATGCGTATTAGGCAGTCTTTAGGGTACTTTCAGACCCTCGAACTCATATATTTGACTAATTGCTCAATGTTAGACTTTTTACGCATTAAAGGCTATATAATTAGCCAGTGTTGGTAAATTTAGGGATTGTAAAATCTATCAATGGGGGCATGATTAAGACTCTCTCCCTCTCCCTCATTCGCATCAATTTATACAAACTTTTTCGCGTTATGAATAGATAATCACTACAATTCTCATAAAGAACAAAGAGTAATACAGTATGTTGATCCTAACGCTACAATCAAGTACGTAATTTTCGAACAATACCATATTACTCTAATCCTTTTTAGCCAATTGGCACTCCATTTATTTCCCAACCACCTGTAACGGTGTTTAATACCGGTACTCCTGGAACTGCAACTGTCGGAACTACTGTTGTATCAGTGTTAGGCGTAATAACCGTCTCACTAATTTCAGCCTTTTCCATCATTGCATCAATGATCTGATTAGCAATAGCCAATGCAGATTCAATAGCTTCGCCTGTATCAGGGTCAACCATTACCAATACTCGCATATCAGTATGAACCAATGGCAATACTTTACCATCCTTCTTCACACGAAATGGTTTAGTCTTTACGACTTCATATTTGCCAGGGAAATAAGGTAATTTACCGGCTGCAATCTGTTGTTTCCATTCAGCCAATCCATCAGGATTAGGGAAGAAACAAGTTTTATGCGTTGCCGATAGGAATTGAGAGACTGGTGCTACAATAGCTACGATATATTCAGAGCCTTCGTTCTGTTTTCCTGCTTCAACCACTTTGATCTCTGCAGATTGTACTTTAAATTTCATACTTTATATTGTTTTAAGGGGTTAATAATCAATTTACAGAGAACACTGTCCCTGCGCAATTCCTTACAAAGGCGGCTTGACCTTTCAAAAAAAAAATGCCTAAATGCTTCCATTTCAGCCTATGCTCTATTAATAAGTAGCTTGACCCGAATGGCATTATAAAGTAATAATAGTAGATCAGTATCTATCTGATAATACTATTATTACTCTTCTTCGATTGTTAATTTCAATACCTGCAGCTCACCAAGAGCGTTTATTATGGTCCCAACTCGATTGTAGAGTTCTGCATTAAGCGCAGCATCCCTCAATTTTATCATAGAGATGTGGTTTGTTGCCATTTTGATTGAATTGAGTGAAGATATCATAACACTTGCTTCATCTTCTGACATTTCTAATGTAAATGTTTTTCTAACTGTAAGTTTCATTTTGATAATGTATTACTTATGTTATTACTATGTTTTATTATACATTTTAAGCTCATTTAAGACACTTTATATGCAATCTGGTATATTAGTACAATGAAGGTTTAGCATGCCACCTACAAGCTTGTATGCCCTATCTAAACACCGCGAATGGCTTATTGATAGTGGCGATCTCTTTAATTGAACTCGAGCGATAATTATCACCACACTTCGCATCAAACATCCGTTGAGCATCATACTTGTCAGCTGCATAACAATATGCATTAACAGTTACACCAGTATTGTAAGTTACGGTGTATTGATACAATTCGATAATGTTCTTTAGTGGCAATGGCTTCTCTGTATTATACTGACTTGGAGAAGAGCAACTTGTAGCAAGGCATGTTACTAAGATAGTAGCTACAAGAATAATAATTACTTTGATAAGATTAGATCTGCTCATTTGATATGAATTTATATAGTTAATATTAATTAATTACAATGGTAGCCTGACTTCAACAGGGTACATATAAGGACACTATACACGTCACGTGGAGTATAATGCCCTTATAGTACGAATTGTCTAAATTAGCCTTTAGAATGAGCTTCTATTAGCGTAAAAGTAGGATAGAATGTGGTCGAGTGCCCAATAGCTGTCTGTATTGCATTGCTGTATCCTATATCATTACATAGGCAGCATGACTGCAACACTATGCTTATTCTTATTACTAACTTAGTATAATGCTCAATCACATGCATCATGCATATGCAGAGAGAGTGGCAGTGCTGTACTAGCTCCATAGGTGTCTAAACCAATGTCTAAGTCTTAACTCGACAAAGTGTTCCTAACACTGCCCTAATGATTGTATGAGAGCAGTCTTACCATCATTATAGTAAGAATACTTGTCCGATCTTGATCGATTCAGACGAATAGACGGGGGACTTCCATCCCACTTCGTTACCCCGGGAGCTTGACATAGACAGTTTCACGCACGCACATATGTCATCAATTTTTTATTTTACCAAAAATTTTTCATTTCACGCGGTCATACATGTGATTAATTATTTTTTTTAGAAAATTTTTTACAACACTGACAACAAATTATAGGTTAATACGTTTATATAGTCGATGCCAGTCTCCAAAGGCTGAATCACCCTAAGGTAATCAAATAAGGGTTAGACATCGGATTATAATAGATTAACAGAGGACGTATATAAAGGTAGTAGGTGAGTACTTAAATGAGATAAAGGTCAAGCGCCAAACTCTATGCATTTATAGTCAATAAAAGGCCGTTAGTTAGTCTATTAGTTTTCTCCGGTAGTATCAAAAGATTAAGAGTACAAGTTAAATGCTGCTGCTAGAAATAGCTAAGAAGGAGAGATTGCGATAGGCAGATGGGTGAAACCGAAAGGTTACGTACGGGTTTAACGAGGAAGTTAATTGAAAACAAACCGAATAATGGCCGGTCTCAAGGGGTAAACTATGTTCAATTGATAAATAAAAACTAAGAGAAGTAAAACAAAGGCTGTTATAATTACGTTTATATTAATATGATGGAGCTCAAACAATGTTATCATGACACTAATAGACGAATCAATAGTCTTTGTAATAGCTATCTGTATAGGGTATGCTCTACATCCGTTAATAAATAGTATGATACTATTACTAGCAAATGCTATTATGAGGCAAATGTGGAGATTTAATTCATTATTAAACAAGTTAAAAGAGGATGGATTACAGCACCGAATTAGCAATAAGGATAAATAACGCATTAGACAAGTTATATGGAAAGTGATATAGATGATATAACTAAGGTTTCAAATAGGCATAAAGAAGAATATTTAAAAACAGAAAGCTCCAAATGGGCTGTATTAAACATAGGGAATATAGTAAATACAATATACGGTGGAGAATTAAAACCAATAAAAAGAGGAAAAATGGAAGAAGTAAATGATTATACAGTAAATGTCCAAGAGCAATTAACTATTGAAAACGTGGATAACACTATATTGGCAAACGCAGTGGCTAATAATGTAGGATACGAGTTCGCAAATATGATACTTGTAAAGCCAATGGAAATAGAAAAGGTCACAAAGACCCTAACTGTACCAGAGGACTCAGGAGAGAAGAACGAAGAAGGTGAACCAATTATGCAAATGACAATCAAAGATGTCGTTACAGAGTCCCTATTGCGTAAGGGCACCATTATATCTATACCTGCATCATTACGGGTAACGGAATATAAAGATGGGCTGCTTCATTTGAACATAGGGGATGTAATTGTATTCCCAAATAAACGTTCAATTGATTTTGACCTGCTTAAAGACTCATTATTAGTACCTTACTACGAAGTATTAGCAAGAACGGTATAATGAAAGATGTATTGAACGCCTGGTGCGACGGAGCTTGCGCTGGCAACCCAGGCCCAGGCGGATTTTCGGCAGCAATAATATTCAAAGACTCTACTATATCTTTTTACTCTGGCTACAGTGAGTATACTACAAACAATAGAATGGAACTAAATGGTTTTATACAGGCCATTAGATTAGTCTTAAATGAAGTATATAATGGATTTAGTGGAGAAGTAATAATACACACAGACTCTAAATATATAGAGAACGCTATCAATTGCGGGTGGTTAGATAAATGGGCAAGAAAAGGATTTGTTAAGATAAAAAATCCAGACTTATGGCAAGAGGTATATACCGTGATAAGTAAATGCGAATTTATAACTGTTAAATGGGTGAAAGGGCATTCAGGCATAATAGGAAACGATATAGTAGATAGATTAGCCGTAGAAGCTATGAATTTAAAAAGAACTAGTGGGGGTGTAATGGAAATTTAAAATTTGTTTTAGTTGTGTTATTTAAGGAGGTACTGGACCAAAAGGTTGAGGCCTCCTTTCTTTTTTATACAAAGTTTAATATTACTTTATTTCCGATACAACCTTTTTCATTTAAATACGTTTATATATATGTAGGTCCTTAAACTAATAACCCTACAATATAAACAAAATGGAAAAGCAAGAAGCACTAAATACAATCGCTACCTTATCTGGTATGCTTGATGCATTAAATAGAGCAAATAAAAAAGAGGCTATTGATACAGTTGTGTCAAAGATATTAGACCTAATAGATAGATTATGATGAGCAATATTAAGACAATTAAAGTAATTAAAGAGACGATGGGATTACTACCTGGGACTACACTATCAAGAATGGATAACACAAAAGACTTTTTTAATATAGAAGATTGTGTTGGAGAAGGCTATTTAATTAGCACCTCTATGGTCGTATCTCCAAATAGCGTAACAGATGAATTCTTTGAAGTAACTGAATGGTTTGATCCTATTAAAGATCCTAAGTCAAAACAAGAGCCAAAATTAACCTACAAACAATTGGCTAATGAATTAAAAATGTATATCGATTTGCACGATCTGCAATTAGAGACTATTAGTGAATTATCTAATACAATAAATGACTTAAATAGTAAAGCCCAGTCTCAGCATGATGATATATATTCTTTGATTAAAGAAGTAACTAAATCGCGCAATATTATTAATAAAAGAGATAATAGAATCGATTCTAAATTAATTGAGTTCAAGATAGAATTAGATAATATATCAAAACAACTAGAGTTAAATAAAATTGATGGACGTGATATCTCTGGAGAGCGTCTAGAGATGTTAAGCGAATCATACATAGTACATTATAATATGATTGATTTACTAGAAAAGATTAAAGCATAATGAACAAGTTTATAAAAACCATATCTCCAGACAATCTAGGTTATGAGTTTTTACGTAGCTTAAATGGATTATTAGATCTAACAGATAGAGAGTTAGAATTGCTCTCTATCTTCTTGGACTTATACTTAAAGAACATGAAATCCAGAAGAGGTAAAGCTCCAATAGACTCTACGGAGAATAGACGTCATGTGATGAGAGTAACTACAGTTACAAAAGATAATCTATGTAGATATATAAAAATGTTTAGAGAGAAAAAGATATTCGTAATAGAAGATGGGATGTTAGTTATGAGTAGAGCCTTAACCCCTATAGTAATAGGTTCAAAGACAGTCCAAATAACAATGATATTAAAACTAAAAGAAAATGAACTACTATAATCCAACTAGTTATACTAAATGTCCATCTCTATGGTCTAGATTATTCAGATCAGAAGATACCACATATTATTTTACTTCTGACAATAAACTTGAATGGAAATCAAAAGGCCAAAGGAAAGCAGAGAAGGAATTGGCTGAATACAAAACAAAAAGAAATAATAAATGTAATCGTAACTTATATAATGATTACTATATTATAGTAAATAAATCATGGTATCCAAAAACACAGACATATATACTGTTTTAGCAGATAAGCACAAGCTACATAAATCGGTTGTGTCAATGATTTGTAATCACCCTTTCATATTTGCATCTAGGAGAATATCAAATCCAGATGATGAAAAAACTTTTATGTTTGCGTATTTGTTTAAAATAAGATTAAAAAATAGACTAAAAGGTAAAAAAAGAATATTATCAGATGAACAAAAAGAAAGAAGATCTAATAACGAAGAATGTAGCAACAAGGGCATTTGATTATGCAGTATACAATGTAATTTGTAAGGGAAATAAAGAAAAATCAACTACTTGTATAGAGAGAAAGGCTGGTTGCGATATTAGGAACACATTCATTAAAAAGTTAGGCTAATATGGGCCACGATATTAATTTCTTCATAGATGAGGATGGGATGTCTTTAAATTGTACCGAAAGAGACCTGGATAATTCAGATAAAGGATATGCATTGAAGCAACTTAAAGATGGGTTTAGACTTAGTATGATAAGAAAACAAATGATGGGGATAGTATATATATGGAGAAGAATAAGAAAATGATAATACATGAGTTCTACTCAGATATATTCCCAATTCAATTTTGGGTTTTAATAAATCCATCACAAGAGCAGATAGATGATGTATTCGAACCAAAAGATAGGGATGCATCAAATGAGATAATAGGAAACTGGAAAGCTTGCGTGTCTGAAATAAATATAAAAAAAGACACAGATAAATATGGTATATGGGTTGCATTATTAGAGTTAGACAAAATAACGCCTGGAGTATTAGCGCATGAAGCATGTCATATAACAGATACAATATATACTCACCTTGGTGCTAAATTGATTGACCTAGGTGGAGAACCACATGCATATTTTATGGAGTGGGTAGTAAGGTGTATGGATGAAGCAATAACAGACAATAAAAAAGAAAAAATGAATAAGTTAAAATGCGGCGGAAAAAAGAAACCACCTATTAAAAAATAAACAAAATGGAATTAAGGATAAACAAAATAGACGAAAAGGCAACATTGCCACAAATAGCTTCCAACGGAAATGCATTTGAATTAACTTGTACTAATATATCTACGGCAATCGGAAGAGATGGCAGACTTGTATTGGAATACAAAACGGGTCTAGAGATTGATGTTCCAGATGGGTATGTTGCAATGCTATTTATAAATGATAATTGCTATAGTAACTCGCTAGTATTGACTAATGCGGTAGCAACATTCATGTCTGATTCTCCACAAGAGATTGTAGCTAAATTTAAGACAAACACAGATTCAGTTCCTGCAATATATGAGATAGGTGAAGTGTTTGCAAAGATGATTATAGTAGAATTACCAACTGTAACTATAGTAGAAACTATGTCAAATAACGATACGCAGAAGTTAGTTGCTTCAGGACAAGCGACAATAGAAGAAGAATTATCACAGTCAAATGGATAAGTATTATACCCCTACAATAGAAGAACTTTATGTCGGGTTCAAGTATGAATCAAAAGAAAATTTTCAAGATGGCACTGTAAAATCACAAGAGCAATTCGATAACGCTAAGTGGGTTAAAGAAATATTTGGAATTAATGATAACGCATATGTAAATAGATCATTAAATGGAAAGAATTCTGAAAATGGTAGATGCGGAATTAGAGTTAAATATCTTGATAAAGAAGATATAGAATCATTAGGATTTATTCAAACAATTAAAGATCAATATTATAAAGATGATTTCGAATTATTAATAGATGATGATTTGTTTATTCAAATTATAAAAGATGATGGGTTTGTATTTCAAGGTACAATTAAAAACAAATCACAACTTATTATATTACTAAAACAACTAGGTATAAATGTTTAATAAGAAAATAAATAAAGACGTTATAGAATTATTTGGATTTAAATGTATAAAAGAATCTTATGACAAGAACTATAATAAACCAATCTTCTATTATAAATTTACAATGGGTCTTTTTACTTTTAGTTATGAATTAGAATATTTAAATTGGTATATTACTGGGTCAAAACATTCTATAAATGGAGGACCATTTGATTATAGAAATTGTAACGAGATCCAACTGATAAGAATAAAACGAGATGATAATCAAATTTTTTCTGGAATAATTAAAACCAAAAAAGAATTTAAGATTCTATTAAAACAATTGAGTGTTCTATGAACAATAAATTAGCAGATATAGTTGGTGGTAAAGTAGTAATACATCAAGACACATTAGAAATTCCATGTTTTAAAAAGATATGGAATGATAATACAGATAAAGAATTAGCTACTAAATATATAGATTATATATTCTTTAAACATCACCCAGATAGTCCTTACGTAATATCAATGCCTCTGGAATATAGAGATGCAAAATTACGCAAAGAATTATTTATTGAAGACTGGGAGCCTACTCAAGATATTATACACGCAGAAGAAATGTATTTAGAATTCCTTGACACATTATTACTCCAGCTATTGACTGGATATAGAAATGCGTTAAGTGCCATAAGCAAATATTTAAACAGTATTGTGTCGGGGACTCTAGATATGAGGATGGTTAAAGAGGCATTAACTGCAGGTGGTCAATTAGACAAGACAGTTAAATCTATTACTTCGTTAGAGAAACAAGTGCGTAAGGACGAATTAGAATCTTCCAGGGTACAAGGAGGTAGCGAGGTTGGTCATTATGAAATGCCTAAATCAAGATAATATGGCATATATAGATCAAACAATAAAATATTATAAAGGTTCCCCTAAACTAAAGAAAGCAATAGCCGCAGGAACTCTTATTGATAATAGACTTAAATTAGAATACTCAAATAGCGGCACAACAGATTGTCACTTTGATATGCAAAATTATTTAAAATATTTTAGTTACGAGGCATTATCAATAATACCTAAATCGATATAATATGGATGGATTAACACAATTATTTTGGATACTATTTTATTTGCTTTGCGCTTGGGTCGCATGGAAAATACCATCATTATATATAAAGGTACTTTACTTAAGAGATAAAATAAAGGCAAAGGATTATGAATATTCTACACTTTTATCGCAAAAGAAATCATCTGAAGTTAGACTTGGTCAGATATCAGAGAACTTAGCACCATTCTTAAAAGACTTTAAATACAATCCAAAGAAAGCACATTTCTTAGGTAATCCAATAGACTATATTATATTTGAAGAAAATAAGATAGTATTCCTCGAGATTAAATCAGGTGAGTCTAAGTTAAGTGAGGGCCAGAGGAATATAAAGAAATTAATACAAGATGGCAAGGTTGAATTTGACCAAATGAGAATTGATTAATAAGGAGATGACGAAAACCTTTAATAGAGTAGTCGATATAAATAAATAAATACAATTATGGATACAATTAAATTTAATAAGACACAAGATTGGACTATTTTTATTCTACGTAGAATAGATGAGAATATGGTAGAAACAGACACTATGCTCGGCGGATTTTATAGTTATATACAGGAAAATAAAAGTACAGACGTATTTAATGAATGTACACTTGGATGGTCTGACGAAGATAAACAAGATGTATATGCGGTAATAACATTTTTTGATACATCGGTTATGCCATTGTATAAAAATTCAACATATTATATAATGACTGATACTGGTGGTACGGTTGCCAATAGATCATTTAAAGGATAAACAATGATTAAAGACGCGTGCACTCTGAGTGCCAAAGAGATTAAATCAACTATACATGAAGAGTGGATGGTCTTCTACAAATATAGAGCAAAACAAGAATTAGATAATATAAAATATCTTACAGATGGTAAATGTTAAAGTAAAGAATGCAAAGACCCACGAATATGATGGTCAGAAGTTTAAATCAGGTTTAGAGCTATTCTGTTACAAACTACTTAAAGAGAATCGTATTCCATTTATATATCAACCAGCATCATATGTATTGATACAAAAGTTTAAATCAAACTTTAGATGTTATGAGGATACTGGTAAGATTACTAGGGATAGCAATAAGAAAATACTATCGTCTACTAAACGTTTTGATCTAATTGAGAACGTAAGAGAGATAGCCTATACACCAGATTTCTGTGGAGTGGATAATGACTGGATAATAGAGACAAAAGGATTTGCTAACGATGCATTCCCATTGAGATGGAAGTTATTTAAAGCAAAACTAAATGAAGAAGATTTCCAAGGAATATTAATGAAACCAGAAAGCCAGAAGGAGGTTATGCAATGCATAGATATAATTAAAGACCAAACAATAATTGAGTATGTCTAAAATAGTCTGTATATTAGAAAATGTATGGGGGAATATAGGAGACACCTGTCCCATGGTATTTGCACCACACCCAGCAAACAGATCATTGAGCAATATCCAGACAAGTAATATAAGTGATATAATAATAAATATACTAAAACAAAATGAACAAAATATTAATGAGTAAAGGTGGTTATAGTGCTGCAATGTTTAATACAGAAACATTAGAACTAGTAGAAATAAACACTATTGATAGCGAAGTGAGCGCATGTTATCTAATCGAAGAAGACTCTGAATTGATTTATAATGAAGACATTGTTGATGTTAAATCTGGTGATATCGTATTCAAATTATATTCGTATAAAGGAGAAAGAAAACTAATAGTAATGGGCAAAAACGAATTAACCGATGAGATTAAATTACGCGAATTAGCAAGAAGGGCGAATTCTCAAAATGAAAAACTAGAAAGAGTATCTTCTGGTTCTGAGTCTATGTGTGTCCCTGATTGAGGAATTAAGTTGTAGAATCATTAACTGCTAGTAAAACAAATTAAATTAAACAACGTTTAGAATACTAAACAATAATTATTGATTATGAATAATACCACAAATAAGGTTCCAGCGAAAGCGGTTGAACCTAAAATTAATGAAATAGTAGCTCCGGTTGGTACAGGGTACACTGATGTTGTTACGCAAGTAAAAAAACCATATAATAAAAGACGTAAAAAGGCTAAAAACACACCTATAGATGTCACCAAATTGCCACAAGAAAATCAATTAAAACTTGAATCAGGAGATAGGATCATAATTGTTAAGTTATCTAAAAAATCTAAGCTATTTAGGCAATTATATAATTATATTAAAACAAAGTACGGACAATTTAAACTTTGGTTGAAAAATTAATATCATTTAATGATTAACTCTAGTAAAAGAATTTTAAATTCCAATAAATTCTCCCTTAGCAATTTAACCAATTGTTCTAAGGGAGTTATTGGTATATATAAAGAGCATGATAGATTTTAATAAAAAAATAAAAAATAGCGAAAAATTTAGAGCGCCAGCAATTTTTTTCCAAAAACATGGACTATACTGTTTTTCCCCATATGGAACTACTGAGTATCTAACCTATTGGGATACTGAGGCCATTAGATGCGTAGAAGGATATACTGCCCCTGATGGGGATTGGATAAGTGGGTATAATTATTTTTACTTAAATTATTGTCCGATACTTAGATTAGTCGAATTTGAATATAAGGATAGGTTTGGTAACATGAAGATGCGCAGAGAAAAGGCTAGGAAATTTCCTGACTTTTATGATTATGACTACTATTACTTTATGGGCGTTCAGGAAGCGCAAGAGGAAGGTGCTCACATGGCAGTTTTAAAGGCTCGTGGTAAAGGTTTTTCGTTTAAAGGAGGATCGATGCTCGATAGAAATTATTATCTGATACCAGACTCTAAAGGCTATGCAATTGCATCTGAAACTGAATATTTAGTTAGAGATGGTCTACTTACGAAGGCCTGGGATTACATGGACTTCATAGATGAACATACTGCATGGGCGAAAAAACGTCAGGCTATTAATACAAAGATGCATAGAAAGGCTTCTATTATTACTACAGATGAAATGGGTAATAAAATAGAGGTTGGTTATAAGTCTGAGATAATTGGAGTATCATTAAAGAATGATCCCAATAAGGCTCGTGGTAAACGTGGTCAACTAATCCTATGGGAAGAGGCAGGATCGTTCAAGGATATACTTCAGGCGTGGCAGATAGCTAGACCTTCTGTAGAAGAAGATGGTAAAGCTTATGGTCTAATGATAGCATTTGGGACTGGTGGTGATGAAGGTTCTAGATTTGATGGACTGAAAGAAATGTTTTATAATCCATCTGGATATAATATAAAATCGTTTCCAAACATATGGGATGAAGGGGCTGATGCAAATCAATGTGCTTTTTTTGTTCCTGTATACGCCAATATGTCTGTACTAGATGAAAATGGACATAGAATGTTTATGGATAAGAATGGTAATAGTCTTAAGACTAAAGCTGTTGATTATGCCATGACCGAGCGCAAGAAAGTAGTTGACGGATCCTCTGACTCAAGGGCTATTGATAGGTATATTGCAGAGAACCCTATAACTCCTCAGGAAGCTGTTTTAGAACTCACAGGGAACATATTCCCTAAGAAGGAATTAATGGTACAGTTGGCCTCAATACGTACAAATAAGAAGCTACAGGCATATAAGCAGGTCGGTGATTTGAATTATGTTAATGGAATATTGAGTTGGGAAATAAAACAAAAAGGAGATATAACTAAATACCCATTAGGTAGAGACGATAAGCATGAAGGATCAATAGTAATATGGGAACACCCATCACAAGACACATCAGGGCAATTATACATAGCGGGGTGTTTATTACCAGGAGAGCAAGTAATTACTGACTATGGATTAAAAAACGTAGAAGATGTATCATTTGAAGATAAATTGATAAATGAAGATGGATTGGAAAAGAGTATCGTAAATCTACAAAGATATGAAAAAGTAGATGAACCTATATTTAAAGTAAAACCAAATGGATCTTTTAGGACTACGACGTTTACTCAAGAGCATCCTATATTATTAGATTCTGGATTCAAAAAAGCATCTGAATTAAAGAAAGGAGATGTACTTAAAATACCAAATAGATATATAGATAGTAATAATAATTATATAGATATTATATCTAAATATTTTACAGAGGATTTTAATTACAATGATCCATTATTTTGGTGGTTTCTAGGTATATGGATAGGAGATGGTTTTAATAATAAGAATAGTCAATCTCATGATATATATGTTGCATTTGGAATCAAACAAATTGAAGAAGCAAATTTTTATAAAAACGTAGTTTATTCATTGTTCCATAGAAAAACATTAGTTTGTGTTAAAAATGGTGGAAATACTACTAGGTTTACTTATAAAATATTATATGATTTCTTAGAGAATGAATTTGGTAGATATTCATATGGAAAAAGAATTCCAGAATGGGTTAAATATGCACCAGAAGAATTAAAAAAATATTTTATATCTGGATATTTAGATTCAGATGGATCTGCATATTTTGATAAAGGAAAATTAAGAGTATCATTTACTAGTATAAATTTAACATTACTAGAGTCTATCCAAGATATTTTATATTCAATGAAAATTAGAAATAGTATAGTCAGACACTCAAAAGAAGGTATATCTATATTTAATAATAAAGAATATAAACACAAAGAATCATATAAGGTATCAATTCCAACATCAGAAATAAAAAAAATATTGCCACTAGATCTTAGTATACTAAATAGCAGAAAAATTAATGAAATAGAGAAATACTCATCGTCTTTACCCAGAAACACCGTAGAGAAAGCAGTAGTCTACTTCGTGAACAAATACATATTCCTTAAAATAGAGAATATAGCAGAATCAAAATACACTGGTACTGTTTATAACTTTGAATGTGATACACACACATATATGTGTAGGAATATCGTCACACACAATTGTGACCCGTTGACAAACTAGCGGTGCGATGTATGTCGTAAGAATTGAGCAAAATCGGTGAAAGTCTCTAGTAGAAAACACCGAGGTAAATAATTAGATTTCGAAAGGCTAATTATCACCGTAACGCGTAGCAGATGAATAAATATAATTCTGCCAAGAGTGCTCGACAAGAATCAAACTTGATAATGTACGCTGAGCTATATGGCGACATATAGAAGTAAGGATAAAAAGCCTTGCGATAACAAAACTGATGATCACGATAAAGCTGGGACCAACTCATTAGGTGCTACATTTATATATAAACGTATGCAAAACTTTGAATCATATTATGATATCCTAGTTGCCGAGTATACTGGTAGACCTGATACGGCAGAAGATTATTATGAGAATGTACGTAAATTATTACTATATTATAATGCTAGATTGCTTTATGAAAATGAACGTAAAGGTATATTTCCATACTTCACACAAAAGCATTGTGATTATTTGCTAGCGGATCAACCTGATATTATAAATGATATTATAGGCAAGTCTACAGTACAAAGACGAAAAGGCATCCATATGAATACCCAAATAAAGGATTATGGGGAAGGTCTTATTAAGGAGTATCTTAATGAGGAATTTGCTCCCGGTAAAAAATGTCTTACTACTATTCTGTCAGAACCTTTACTAGAAGAGTTAATACAATATAATGATAAAGGTAATTTTGACCGAGTAATAGCACTTATTATGGTCATGATATATAGGCAGCAACTACACAATATGCATGTGAAGAAAAAGAATATAGAAGTAAGAAAAAATATACTCTTTAATAAACCATTATTCGGCAAAGAGTGGTGGGATTCAAATGATAGCGGCCTAGAAGAAATAACAAAAAATTCAATAGATATAAATTGGAATTAAGATGAATAACACAACAACTATGTTTCCTGCGCAAAAAATAGCGCTCAAGAAAAAGAATAAAGAATGGGGCGAGGCTTGCGTAGACTATATTATTGGAATGGGCGAAATAGTTCCTTCTGGTTCCGATAGAACTAATTTCGAGGAGATGCAAACCTATTACGACTTATATAATAGTATCTTCAATGAAAAAGATTTAAAATATGTAACAGACCCATTCAAACAGGATGATGGATTTCCAGCTAGCCCGCAAGACTTTAACATAATTAGATCTAAAATCGATTTGCTGTTAGGCGAAGAAACAAAACATCCATTTAACTTTAGGGTCATTAGGACTAGCCAAGATGCTGCCTCTGACGTTCAAGAGAAGATGAAGAAGATGATGGTTGATTATATGATGGCAGAAGTTATGGCCGGAATGTCGGAAGACCAAGCAAAAGAGTTTCAAGATAAATTATCTACTGGAGAATTGATGCCACCAGAAAAAATAGCATCATTTATAACAAAAGACTATAAGGATGTGGCAGAAAGTGCTGCGTATCATAGTCTAAATTATTTAAAAGAAAAACTTGGTTTAGATCATGAGTTCCAGAAAGGATGGAAGGATGCATTAATAGCTGGAAAAGAAATATACTATACTGGAGTAATTAATGGCGAACCTAATATGGAGAGAGTGAACCCAATGTATTTTGGACATGATCATTCACCAGACTTAGAGTTTATTGAAAATGGAGATTGGGCAGTTAGAAGGATGAGGATGTCTTATACTGAGATCTATGATAGATTGTATGATAAGATGGACGAAAAGCAATTAGACAAGCTCCTTGAAATGACAAATTCTAAACCAGGAGCTGCTGGATATGGTTCAGACAGGTCTAAAGTCGACTACATTCATTTAGATGTGAAAACAGTTACAGGTCCTGGAGACGATAATATAAACCAATCAAACCAATTAAATTTATGGCACGCTACATGGAAATCATATAAGAAAATTGGGTTTGTTACTATACTGGATGAAAATAATCAACCACAACAAATGATCGTTAGTGAGGATTACATGGTTATAGGAAATGAATTAAATATAGAATGGAAGTGGGTTATAGAGGTCTGGGAGGGATATAGATTCGGAGAAGATGGTTATGTTGGAGTTCAACCTTTAGAATATCAATTCGTATCTGCAGATAATTTAAATTCACAAAAATTACCATACTCTGGAGTTATTTATAGTAATACAAACTCGAAGTCAAGGTCTCTCGTATCTATAATGAAGCCTCTCCAATATATGTACATAATTATATGGTACAGGCTAGAATTAGCCTTATCAAGGGATAAAGGTAAAGTAATCACAATGGATATTACCCAAATCCCTAAATCCATGAATATTGATGCTGCTAAATGGATGCATTATCTATCAGCGGTTGGAGTTAACTTTGTTAATCCATATGAAGAAGGTTGGGATATACCAGGCAGAGAGGGCGGGAAGGCTGCTCAGTTTAATCAAATATCTGCACTCGATCTAACGATGTCTGATGTTATAAGCCAGTATATAAGTCTTATGGCAAAGATAGAAGACATGTTATCCGAGATATCTGGTGTTAGTAGGCAAAGACAGGGAGAGATTACATCAAGTGAATTGGTTGGGAATGTAAATCAGGCAGTTCAAAACTCTGCTAGTATAACTCAACCATTATTTTGGATGCATAATCAATGCAAAAAAAACGCACTAAGGATGTTGCTAAATACAGCAAAAGAATGTTGGAGGGATTCTGCTAGACAGAATATTCAATACGTTATGAATGACTCTACTAGGGTATTTATGAAACTTGCTGATGATTTCTTTTATGAAGAAATGGATATATTTGTATCTGACTCTACAAAAGATTTACAGAATCTAGAGGCGATAAAATCATTGTATCAGCCTGCGATGCAAAATGGAGCCAGTATATTGGATATCGCCGAGATAATGACGCTAGATAGTATTTCTGCAATTAAGACTAAGTTGGCACAGATAGAGAAGACTAGGTCCGATCAAGCGCAACAGACGGCAGACGCAGAAAATCAAAGACAAATGCAGTTGTCTCAGGTTCAGAATGAAGTTAAACAACAAGAGGTCCTACTGAAACAACAAGAACTTGATTTGACTAAATATAAGACTGATTCTGATAATTCTACTAGAATAACAGTAGCAGAAATTGGTGCATATAAAGGAACGGCTGATATGGATGCAGATGCAAGTGGGACTCCAGATGTAATGGAAATAGCAGATATGGCATTAAAGCAAAGCCAACATGATGCCGCTGTTTTTGACAAAGATATGGAAAGAAGTCAAAAAGAAAGAGAGTCTTCATTAAAGCATGACTTAGAAGGAAGAAAGATTGAAGCTGATAAACAGGCCGCAAAATTAAGGGCAGATGCTGATAGAGATAAAATAAATCTTGAGAATCGAAAAATGGATGTCCAAAAACAATTACAAAAAATGAAAGATGATTCTGCTATGGAGCGCGAGAGATTAAAAGCTAAAACTGCGATTTCTAACAAGGTAACTGGTGAAAAATAATATGCCAAAGATAGTGACAAAAACAAACAAGTCACTTATTTCTGATTGGAGGAAGAACTTCTCTAAACCTCCAACAGAATTGACTACGCCAGGTGTCGGTTTATTAGATACGCAACAACTACAATCGTCCACAATGGTATCTACTCCAAATAGAATAAAGTCTGAGACTAATCGCGTTCCAATAGTGAAAGGAGATCCAACGCCAAAGTATATAAATATAAAGGATAATAGAAAAATTAGAGCAACCACTGGTCTTGCCATTGATCCTAATAGAGATCTCAAGACTGGATCTTATCCAACTACTCTTCCTGTTGATATAGCTGGCAGCGCAAATACATTAAATAAAGATGCGTGGACAGTGATGGCTATAGGCCTTGCAGAAAATGACTTAGACAAAAAAGACTCTTTCTCCGGTCATATGACTTCACCACCAACAGAAGGTGCAACATCTCCCGGAGATGATATGGTTAGGACGTTATCTAAAAAGATGCAACTCGCAAAAAGACTTGGCTATAAAGATGAACCCCACCAGATACAGGCGTGGCAGGGATTAAGCCATAAGGGTCTAACTGCAAAGTCAGATCAAAAATACAATATAGAGACAGGGCAAGGCTCTAGTCAAGGGTCCTGGTTTGGGGTTCCAATCCCCTCTAGTGGGCATATAGATACTTTTGAGAACCCTTTGTATGGAAAAGAGATAATAGATCTTAGAGATAATGTATTAAAGCCGAATAAAGACTTAAAGAATATAGTAGATACTACCGGCACAAAAGGTGGCGTTGTTATAAATAATGGAATAAAATATACTAACTCAAACTACGCCAGGAGACTTGCTGTCAATAAGTGGCTAGAGGGTAATAGAAAATAATACAATTGAAAATAAACAATTATGATAGATAAAAATAATGACGCTCTGGGAGGTTTTAGTGCAATTTTCGACACACTATCTCCTAATGAAGACATACAAAGATTTAAAGGGTTTGAAGTTGTAGAAGATCCAGATGATCCTACGACAGACACTAAGGCAATTGATGGAAAGGACGTACAAAGTCCATTTGACTTAGCGGATGAGGACGATTCCGTGGAAGTCCCAGGTAAACCAGATTTGAAAAAAACTACTCCTACTGTAGAGAAAGATGAAGTAAAGGAAATTATTCCTATTACTGATGATGAGCCTGAAAAAGAGGACGAAGTAGATGAGTCTGAATCTCAACAGGTGACTGCATTTTTTGATGCAATAGCAGAACAAGTTGGATGGAATGATATTACTGATGATGAAAAGCCAAAGTCGGTAGAAGACTTCGTATCATATATGAAGTCAGCAGTAGAAGAAAGTAGCACGCCTCAATACGCTAACGATGAGGTCGCTTCTCTAGATCAGTATATAAAAACAGGTGGTACTATGTATGACTACTTTAATGGTACCACATCAGTTGATTATGATTCTGTTGACTTATCAAATGTAGAGTCTCAAAAAGCCCTAGTAAGTGAATTCCTTACTACAAAAGGGTTCAGTGATACCCAGATAAAAAGAAAATTAGAAAAATACCAAGATGCAGATCTTTTGGAAGATGAAGCTACTGACGCCATAGAATTTTTAAAAGAATCTAAAGAGCAAAACAGAAAAGCGCTATTAGAAGAACAAAGAACTGCATACGACAATACGGTTAAGGAGCAACAAATTTTTTACAACAGCGTTGTTGATCAAATAGAAGCCCTTTCGGATGTTAGAGGAATAAAAATACCAAAAGAAGATAAGAAAGTTTTTAAGGAATATCTTTTAAAAATAGAATCTGATGGTAAAACCAAATATCAAAAAGACTATTCAAATCCTAATCGGATGATCAAGAATCTTATAGAATCTGCATACTTCACAATGAAAGGTGATGTATTGATAGAAAATGCTAAAAGATCTGGAGAAACGTCTGCTACAGAAAGACTGAAAAATACTTTGAAAACAAACAAAGTAAGTGGTTCGAAACAATCAATAAATAATGGGTCTCCAGCACCACTATGGTCTATAGCTTCGCAACAACTATTACGAAGACCCCAATAATAAACATAAAACTAAGTTTTAAAAATGGATAATGGAATTTTAAACAACCTACAGCTTTACAAAGGAAAATGGTTTTCTGATCTTGTAGATGAAAATATGCTTTCTAATGCACTTCTGGTTAAACCTCACGAAGTATCTAGCGTAATTTCTTACGTATTTGGTGCTAAGGATGATGGTTATAGTTCTGCCTTAGATTTCTTAACAGGAGGTCTTGGAAAGACTATGGTAATTGACCAACGTGAATTTAGATGGTCTGTTATGATCGATTCTGATCGTGCAGTTACTATTCGTTCAGCTAAATGGAATGGTTCTACAGTAACCGATCCAACAACTCAGGCAGGTCTGGGTAATACTCCGATAATGCTATCTCTAGAAGATAAGTGGTTCGGTCCAGGTGCTATACTTGAATTAGACGATAAGGAATTTCAATTACGTGTGTCGGGCGCTCCTTACCAAGATGGAAATGAATGGGTTTATACTTGCTTCATTGCAGATAGTCAGGCTACTTCGTTTGTACCGGGTAAATATTTACTTTCTGGATGTCAGGTATCTCGTTTAGGTTCCGCCTACGAAGAGTACTCAGAAGAGGCAGATATCATCAATTACAATACTCATATTAAACTGCATAATCATTTGACTACGGTTCGTTTGTCTTACGATATTACAGGTACCGCTTATAGTACTGTATTGGCTATCGCATTGAAAGACCCTAAGACTGGTAAAACTTCTTACTTGTGGTCGGATTTCCAGGAATGGAAAGCTGCCCGTGAATGGAATAAACGTCAAGAACGTCAATTGGTATACTCTAAATATAATGCTAGTGCTGATGGTACTACTGAATTAATGGGTACTAATGGTCGTCCAGTATATATTGGTGCAGGTTTATTGCAACAGATAGCCCCGGCAAATCGTAGATATTATACAGAATTAAATGCCGATTTATTGGAAGATTTCTTATCTGACATGTCTTATAATATGCTTGGAACTAATGAACGTAAATTCGTTGCCTTTACAGGCGAAATGGGTATGCGTGAATTTGACCGCGTATTAAAAGAAAAGGCAGGTACCTATAATCTTATTGACAGTAAATTTGTTACTGGTTCTGGTCAAGAACTAACTTTAGGTGGTCAGTTCACTACTTATAAAATGACTAACGGTATTGAACTTACTGTTAAGCATTTGCCAATGTATGATGATATCGTACATAATCGTAAGTTACATCCAATTACTGGGAAACCGGTTGAGTCTTATAGATTTACCTTCTTGGACTTTGGTACAAGAGATGGAGAAGCTAATATCGTTAAGGTAGCTAGGAAAGACAGAGAGATGGTTATGTGGCATACTGCTGGTTCTGTAGCCCCTGGAGCTGGATATGGCAAATCAATCAACACCCTTCGTTCAAATGCAAAGGATGGTTATTCGGTAAACTTCTTAGGTGAAGTTGGTATCATGGTTAGAGATCCACGTGCTTGTGGTGAGTTGATCATGGACGTTATTGATTAATAAAAATTAAGTATAGGTAAATTGGTTTTTACCTATACTACATTAATTAGATTAGTTTGATTCATAATAAAATCAAAACTATCGAAATGGAAGTAAAAATATTTTGAATTGCGATTGCATTCATAGGTTATAGCTAATCTACAATGTGTGATTAGTTATTTTTAGTATTAACTTTTAAATCTTTAGAATTATGGCACTTACTTTAGATGGTACAACGACTTTACCTGCAATGGGTGGAAGTGGTCTAGGCTCGGGCGTTGGTCTCGGGGCAGTTGGCGGTGGTATTGCTGGGTTAATCCTTGGTGGATTAATAGGCAATAACGGAAATGGATTATTTGGTGGCGGGTCTAGTACCGCTAATGTAGCAGAATTTGGAGCAATAAATAACCAACTGCAAACATTACAATCTCAGATCGGCGCAAATGATTTAAGGAATGAATTGGAAAGTATGGAGAACACATACGCTACAATATCATCCGGACAGACTGCTGCTAATGCAGCTGGATTCGCGTCAATCGGGAGTCAAATAGGAAACGTTGCAACGGCACAAGCAACTAATAACTTTACTACACTTACATCTATCAATGATTTAGGCCGTGATATTACTGCTCAATCGAATCAAAATGCTTTACAGCAATTGAATTCTTTTAATCAGCAAAATACCACAATGCTGCAAGGATTTAACTCATCCGCAATGCAGGTTCAAAATGCAACTAATCAAATAATTGCTCAAGGAACTGCAAATGCAATGGCAATGGCTAATTGTTGCTGCGAAATAAAGAGTACTATCCTATCAGACGGAAATGCAACTCGCGCATTGATAAATGATCTTAATGTTCAAAACTTAAGAGATCAATTAACTGCTGCTAATAATAAGATCAGTAATAACGATCAGAATCAATATTTGTTAAGTTCCATCTTGACACATATTCACCCAACAGTTACTGGGACTACTATTGTCTAATAAAAAACACCAACGGGGCTTCGGCCCCTTAGGTTAAAACTAAAGAGATATGGCAAGTCCAATAACAGTAGGCACTACAGCAATTGTAGTCGCTTTAGCTAATTTGTCTAGGGCTGATATTCGATTTCAGAATACAAGTCTAACACAGACAATTTATTTGAAAAGGGTCCCTAGTACTGGGTTATTTACTCCAGTATCTACAACTGATTATGATGTAAGAATGCTTCCAGATTCAGCAACTGGTGAAGGCGGAGAGCCATTTGAAACTAACTCAGTTTCTGCTTTCCAAGCAATTTCATCGGCAGCAGCAGGAACATTGGCAATTTATGAAACGGTTAAAGTTTAAGATCATGGAAGAAAATTATTTTAAAATAAGTTTCGATAAAGTCATGGAAATGATTTTAATCGAAGAAAGACAAAAGATACATAAGTTTATCTTAGATACATTAGGGAAGGCTACTGCAGATATATTCGAAACATACAAAGCGACTCCTTCCGAAACTCTTAAGTTATTTGTAACAGTTTAACCTAAGCTAAGATGGAAGATAATATTACTGTACAAGATACAGCCGTAGACACAAAGAAAGTCTATCCAATGGTAGAAGAGATGACGTTCAGATCTCCTGTAAAGAGTGAAGAAGAAGCATATAGACTATTAATGGCAATACAAACTTTAGTCAATGAAGTAGGATCAATTGAGATTATCTCACTATTCGATTATTTTGTAAAAAATCCATCAGCAATAGCAAAGGCTAAAAAGTACTTACCTTACTTAAAAATGTTAGGATGAGCAAATTTATGAATTTAATAGAAAAAGCAGCTCCGATTGTTATTCAGTCTAAGCCAATGATAGAAATTATTAATATAGTTAATGAGCATCTAGATGATATGTGCTTATTGCATCCTAATCAATATGATGATCTTATTAATGAAATATATATGGTAGCAAATGGACCTTATTTCGATCTTGATATAGCCAATAAGGCTGTAGCTGCTATGCATAATGAAGATGGCACTATGGGCCAGAAACTTAGTCTAAATGATACTAATCAAATAGCATCATCAATGAGTATTTATTTTGATAAATTTAATCAATACGATTGGTACTATACCGTAAACATGATATATTCTGATTACAGCGTAGTCTTATCAAATAACTCTTCATTATTAAATGAAATGGCAAAAGCCTTTTTAATGGATAAGGACGCCCCAGCAGGGAAGGCCTATCTGTACTATAAGGCAATGTGCTAAAATACTTATGTGGGGCGATTGATTTTACCCCACATAACAATTAAATAAATATAAAAATTACTATACTTAAGTAAACTTAAATGGAAGTATTATTGAAACATAAGCGCAAAGACGCTTGGGCCCAAGTAATAAAATATAAATCATGCTTTGATTATATTGCGCCTGCATTAACAAGATCGGGAAATAGACACACTGGATTAACAGAAGAAGACGCCCTTAGACTTGAAAAGGAATTAAATTTAGGACCAAATACTTTAGCCCCTTATAGCAAGTATTGGGTTACGTTTATTATAAAAATAACTAATAAAGAGCTTGCTCTAGACACTAGTAGACCCTGGGATGAATTGCAATATCTATTTTTAAAGAATCATCACAGAGTTGCAATTGGATTAAACGATTTAAAACCAGGAGCAGACTATGTATTAATAAACAAAGATTCTGAGGCTCAAGAGTCTAATAGGATCAATAAGAGAAAGCGCGATGCTATTAAAGAATTTGACAAACTATCGCTAGAAGACATGAGAAAGTGTTTGCGACTATTTGGATATAAAGCAGATACTATGTCGGCTGAACTCGTAGAAAGCAAATTATTTGAACAAGTGGAAGGAAGCCCAGAGAGATTCTTTTCTAAATGGGTTGATAATAAATCAAAAAATACTGAATTCCTAATTGAGGCTGCAATAGCAAAAAATATTTTACGAAAAAATAAAAATGCTTATTTGTACGGAACGGATGTTATAGGGACTTCATTATCTGATGCAGTATCTTATTTAGATAATAAGATGAACCAAGATCTGAAGATGACTATAAAAAATGAATTAGAAAGTAAATAAATATGACAAACGAATTAGTACACAGGAATTTTAATATAGAGGCCGATAAATCTAATCTAATTACTAGTTCGCCTTCATTTCTTCCAGAAGAAATAGATTATTTTGTTAATACAGAAATAGAACGATTTATTAAGACTAGATATTCTGGCTTAAATATACATAAAGATGGCTTCCAGCAAAGTCAAAAAAGATCAGATGATCTTAGAACTGTTACCAAGTCTGTAGATATTATCCCAACCATATCAATGATATCAAAAAGTGATGATCTAAAGTCCTCTAAATATACTTTCGAGTACCCTATAGATTACTTTATTGGACTTGGAGAGACTGCGTACATTAGTACTCCCAATGCACTGCCGTCAGGAGTACATAGAGTCGATGTAATGGAGTCTACAATAGAGAATATAGATTCGAGTCTCCAGAACTCATTAAGCCCTTACAGGTACCACAATGGGACGGCAAGGCCATTAAGAGTCTATTCAGATGGGAAGATAAATTTATATACTGACGAAAACTATATTATAAATAAATATACTATAACTTACTTATTCCTGCCAGCGAAACTAGATTGGTACTCTGGAGATAGGAATGTAGAATTAACTATAATGCCAGACCACACTTGGGATGAAATAATCGTAAATGCGGTAAAATTAGCATTATTAAATACTTCTGATGACAGGTATCAAGCCTACTCTCAGGAGGCTCAAATAATTGAGTAATAAAATCTCAGTTTAGTTCAACGTGGAAATCTTTAACGAAAGTAGAAAAAACTAAACGATAGTTTAAACTGAGTCGACAAAAATTTAAACTAATAAAAATAAAAATATGTTACAAAAACCAAATACGGTATTCGTTGCTAAAAAAGTAAACACGGCTGGCACCTCGCTTGTTGCTGGAGACTTAGTGGTAATTAACGCCGAGACTGGAGCAGTTTCTGCATCTAGTGTAATTACAACTCTTGCTTCTGCCCCAAAATCGATTCAGTTCGGATTTGTTAAAACCGATGGTACTATTGCTAAAACGCAAGTTATCTCTAGGAAGAATATTACCAACATCGTATACGATGCATATGTTGCAAAAACAGTGGCATCTGCAGTAATTAGTTTTGCTGGAGTTACTCCTGTAATCGGTCATCGTTATGTATTGCGTTGTATCTATAGGGATCTATACGAGCATCCTGGACAATTTACTCATTCTTATGAGGTAATAGCAAAGACTACTGTCCCTGCTGATTTGGCTATTGCTTTTAATGCTTTAATTAATACAAGTTCTAGTGCTCGTGTAACTTCTACTATCGTAGGGAGCATAATAACTCTTACTGCAAAAAGTGTAACTGATAATGGATTTGGAACTCAAGGTAAAGAGGCAATCACTCCTTATTCTCAAGTTCAATTGAGAGTAGTTGCATATGTTACTGATCCTAAGGCTAGATTTACAATTAGCGCAAAAGACGCTATTGTTGGATTGACTATAGTTCAGACAGAAAGTCAACCAGGTAAAGGTAATGCTTATATTGTTAGAGATCGCGAACAAGCTGCTCTTGCGTATAAAGGTATTACTTATCGTACAGAATGGCCAGTAATTAAACCAGAATTAAATGTAGACTTAACTGCTACTTACGATTCTCTTGTTATTGAATATAGCAAACAATATCAAAGTCCAGACAACCAATATATGAAATCTACTGATTTGGCCGCTGAAATTTATGTTGACCACTCAAATACGGGTACTCTATCTGCTTTGAATACACTTATTTCTGATTGGGCATCACTAGTTGGACCACAAGGGATACAGGGAGTTTAATTTATTCTATAAAATAAAAATAGGGACGGGTTTAATTAGTCGTCCCTATTTTAATATAAAGTCATCAATATGAAGAGATACCAAGGGGAGGATATTTATTTCTCATTAAATTTTAGTACTTCTACGATTCCGGACATAACAAGTTTTAATGATCTGGAAAATATGATAGTCTATGCATATACTCAAAGCGATATTGTTACAAAATTCTCTAGGATAGCAAAAGAAGGCTATGGCCCACTATTAGATACTAATGGAAATGGATTAACACTTAAAGGCGTTATATCCAGTGATAATACTAAAGATATGCTTGGGCAAATAGTACTAGACATAATGTGTATAAAATCATCTACGGAAGGAGATCTTACTGAAAATCTAATACAAAAAGCATTAACTGGTATTTTTATTATGCCAAGTGTAATTAAAGAAGAAGCTTAATGGATTTAAACGTAGAGATAATCCCCGGAGAGGGGATGTTAGATTTAGATGTTAGTATATCTAATGTAGAGCTATCAGTAGATGTTATTATTGGAAGTTCTTATGGTGGCACGACAGAAGAGTTACCGGAAGTATTTATTACTGACGCAGCCCCTACCGAGCATAGTGCAAAAATATGGATAGCAGGAGAGCCTTCAATAGTAGGAGAGAGCAATTTATATAATTGGTATGCAGTTGCAGATCCAAGGGGTATTGCCCCGATTGGTTGGCATGTCCCATCAATCTCTGAATGGAAAACTCTATATGACTATGTTGATGATGCAACTGGACTATCGTTAAGGGAGGTTGGATATGATCATTGGCTTGCTAATCAAGGGCCTATTGATTTCGAACAAGGGACTGATATATATGGATTTAAAGCTATTGCTAATGGAACTTATTATAGAGGGGAGTTCGGGGCTATAAAATACTATAGTTTATACTGGTCTACTAGTGAATCTATTACAAATGATAATAGGATTGACGCTGCTATAATAAGCGCTGATTCCATTTTTGGTTTTACTTATGCAAAGAAAGAACCAGCTATAACAATTAGATTAATAAGAGATAGTGATAATACTGCTCAAATTGCTACTGATTATGATGGGAATGCGTATCAATCGATAACGATTGGGACTCAGACTTGGCTTCAAAAAGACTTGAATGTTACACATTATCTTAATGGAGATTTAATAGGGTCTAATTTTAATGGAGTAGATGGCGCATTTATAAAATATAGCGAATCTGGACAATCCAGCCTTAAGTATAGAAAAAATAGCAATTGGATAGAATTACATGATTCTCAAAAAGAAGATAAAGGTGTAGTTGCTGATTTGATTAGTAAAATGCCACTCTCTTTGCCAGAGATTCAAGTATCTAAAGAATCACCTACAGATTTAAATGTTACAATGTGGATTCAGCAAGTTGAAGAACAATAGACAATCATAATATGAAAAACATACTAAAACAAATACGTAATCCGCAAACTAATCTTTTAGAAGACGTGTTTACTATTCCTGATCCATCCACGTTATTACCTTATGAAAAGAAAGGAGTTGCTAAAACTTTAGTTGATGCTGAGGGTGTAACTAGACAAGAAGAAGATCAGAATTTGCAAACTCAAATTAATGGCATTGATCAATCTAAATGGGAACCTGCAACTATTGAGACTAAAACTATAATATATGGTAGATTATATAATTGGTATGCAGCAACTGATCCAAGAGGTATAGCACCTAATGGATGGCATGTACCAAGTCAGGAAGAATGGCAAACTTTAATTGATTTTGCTGGTACCCCAATAACGGCCTTTTCTAAATTATCAGAAAGTAGTGATACATATTGGACAGTAAATGAACAAGTAAGAACCAATGAACTTGGATTTTCAGCGCTACCAGGAGGGTGTATTAATGGAGGGACTGGAAATCCTTTTATATTAGGCTTGGGTGCTAATTTTATTACTACGACACTACTATCTGATGATTATGAACGAGTAGTAACATTTGGATATAAGGATTATGGTATAACATTTGACCAAGGGAGTACTTTCTCATTTGGAGGTTCTATCCGACTAATCAAAGACAATTCAATTAACGAAGGTGATGTAATAATAGATGGAGATACTTACCATGCAGTAACAATAGGGGATCAAGTTTGGTTACAACAGAATCTTGCAGTTAAACATTATCAAAACGGTGATTTAATTGGTTCAGATTTTAGTGGTACAATTGGGGCTGTAACTGCATACAATAATGATGAATCAAATGTTTATGATATTGTACAAGTTGAAGATTCAGCTCATATTCAACCCAAGGAATCTAAACGTATAAATGCTAATATAATTGATAATTTACCTATAATAGATCCTAATGCAGTTATTGATGAAAATTATGTTCATACAGACAATAATTATACCACTACTGAAAAAAATAAACTTGCTGGAATAAATGAATATTTTAGAGGAACGTATCCTACATTAACAGACTTAAAAACTGCTATTCCTATAGGATCAGAAGGTAATGAAGCTGTAGTTGATGCAGGAATTGGAAGTGATCCACAAAAATACATATGGGATGTTTCGGATCAAGATTGGAGGTTAGGAAGCGGGACGGCTATCACAGTAGACCAATCCATTAACGAAGGTTCAGTTAATCCGGTTTCGGGTGGTTCAGTATTTAGTGGATTAGCGGCAAAGGCAAAGCAGTCATCAACTCATATTAATGATCCAGATGCAATCACAACGGAAAATCCTTCAGGTGATGTCATTGCAGATGTTGATAGATCAGCTTTTGCACAGGCGTCAATTACAGCGAATTCAGCTGCAACTGACGACGGAAATCATGTGTTTACTTTATATTATGCAACTAAAGAAGAAAATGACGCAAAAGAAGATATAGGAGTAGCATCTCAATTAATATCTGAAATTCAATTTTTAGATATATTAGGTTACGCTTTATCAGATCAAACAACAGATATTACTACTGGAATAAAAATAACTGATACTATATTAAATACATTCACATTAACAGATATTTTATTAAGCTTATCAACTGCTGCTACAGGCGGTATATTTACTGTTAATATCAAAAAAAATGGGGTATCTATATTTACTACCAAAGTAACTATTGATGCAACTGAATTGTCTAATTTAACAGCTACTACTCCATATGTACTAGTATCAGATTCCACCACACTTATAGTAGGTGATCGTATTGAGATAAGTGTTGATGCTGTAGGAGCGGTTACAACAGGAAAAGGTGCAATAATTCATATTAAAGGAACATTATAAATTAAATATATAAATTAAAAAATTATGTTAAAAGGAAGATTAATTCAGTGGAGTGCTGACAGAATGAGTTTTGAAACATTAAATTATAACCCATGTCCGGTTATGTTAGGTGAACCATTACAAGATATGGGTGAGGGAATAGAGTGGTATGCCGATTATGAACCGTTACCTCCAATTGATTACGACCAACGTATTTATATTCGTGTTGTAAAGCAACAACCAACGGAGATACCACATCCGGAGTGGGCAATGTACAAAACTTTTCAAATCACGTATGACAAAGAAAAACGTTCAATTGAGGACATTATCAAGTCGATTCAGATTGAAGAACAAAATGCCAATGCTGCATTACTCAAGGAAGCTGAAGAATCAAAACTGAACTTCTTTATGGCTGCCTATACATTAGCTATTGCCCAGGGCGTTGAACCATCTGACGAAGCTAAGAATGCCGAAATACGCCACTCAGATGTAACTTACAAAATGGCACAGAATGCAGCCAGGCGTGTTTATTTGATTGATGAATTCACAGCAGGGAATGTCCTCGATATTTCATCAGGTTTTGAACGTGATAATATCGCTATTGGAAATGCACCTTTTCAAAATTAGACTATGGGATACGTCAATGATCCACGAAAAAATATTCATAAGATATATACAAAAGAGATGATAATTAATCCTTATGCATTTGGAAAATCTACACCAGCCATATTGAATGACGGTAATACAGTCGCATGGTGGGATTTTACAGATTTATCAAAGATAGAGTTATATGCGAGTGGGAATGATATAAAAACAGTTAACCCAGTAATAGCAGGCCAGGTTCCACTCGCAGGAGATGCTGGGGTAACTCCCACGTGGAGTATTAACGGAGCTCTCTTTGACGGAGGAGCTGCTTCCTTACGGAATTCGCAAGAACTTCTTGTTAGTCCTCCTTTTATAATTTATTATGTTATGCGACAAATATCTATTATTCCAAATAGGTATAATATGCTCCTGTCAGGTAGTAATGCTTTTCAAAATGGTCAAGAACCAAATACTAACAGGATGTATATGTATGATGGTTCGAATGTAATTTATGATGGTTATATGCCTCTTAATACATTCTCAATAATAAAATTAGCATGTTATTCTGGCGGAGATTCCTTCGCATCTATTAACGAAAATAAGACATTAGGGAGCGTAGTAGGTGGAATAACTGATATTACGGTAGGTAAACACGTTAGCAATCAATATGCGAGTAATATTGAGGTAAAGGAAATGATCATAAGACGCGTGATTGAAACGTCCCAAAACGAGTCCGATATTTATGCTTATTTAAAAACTAAATATCGTTTATAATTTTTAGGAGGAATTAAAAAAGCCTCCATCTCCACTCAACCGGCTCTCACACCGTGCAAATATTTAAGGTACTGATGGAATAACATCTGCATTTAGAGAAAGTAATTTTACTAGAGATATTAATCAATATAATGCATTGATAGCAATATTATTAAGTCAAATTTCTATTCTATTTTGTTACTATTTATATTATTTAAATATTGTACTGATAAGCAATGCTATAACTCTTTATTTATTAAAAAACCCTTTTAAACAATGGATGACAATTCTTGAATGGATTGCATTTATAACTATAACAATAACTTTATTATGATAACAAATAAAACAGACATCTCAAAGTTTTCATTTCCAGAAGCTGTAAGTTCAAGCACTGGAAAGACATCAGGCAGCAAAGTCGCCGGAGCAATAGTAGTTGTTACTGGATGTATTACATTTGCATCAGCGTCAGTCGCGACTATTCTTAACAATCCATTCGGGATAGCATTAGCAGGGATATGTGCCGGAGTAATTGCTTCTGGATTGGCTATATTTAGCTATTCAAAAAAGAAGGATATTGATAATAATACCATAACAAAAATCGAAACGTCTCCGATAGAGGATTGAAAATAATCCTAGAATACAATAAATTGTTTTATAATGGCACTTAAGAAAGAAGTAAATATAAATAATGAAGAAAATAAGGGTAAAAATAAATCAGAAAAATATATTTATATACACGAATCAGATTATAAAAAAGACATACTTCCAGTCCAAGGATTAACATTCTCTCAAATATTATCTATGCTTGGCCTACTAGCCCTACTTGGTGCCGCTTGGGTTGATTTGAGCGTTAAGATGGAGAGAATAGATGTAAAATATGGAGAAAAGACAGAGTTTCTAGAAAAAGGGAGAGAAACGAATGCTAGGGCCATAGAATTAAATAGAACTGAGAATAAACAAGAACATGCTAAAATGCTTGATAAACTTGACTTATTACTAGAGAGAAGAAAAAATTAAAAATATGTTAAACAAAACAAAATTAATATTATATATAATAGGTGCATTATTTGTTATTGGCTCTGGGCTTGGAATCAAGTTGGCTTATAGCAAATATGTATCTATTGTAAATGAAAGAGACAGTTACAGAGGAAATCAAAGAGCGTATGAAGATCTAATATCAGGTAAAACGTCTGAGAATAGGGCTCTAAGGCTTTCTAATGCTGATTTAAGGAACTCAAATGACAAATTCATACAATCTATCGATTCTGTTAGAAAGTCCTTTAAAGGAGCTAAGAATAAGCCTGGTGATGTTGCTACCGGGATAGGGAGTTCTATCCACACCTCCACTTCCGTATTACTACAAAATAATGGTGGTTGCGTAGTGGATACTGTCCTATATTTTAATAAATATACTAAAAGTCATATAACTTTAAAAAATAATTTGTTAAAAGATTCTTTGGATGTAAACAATGTACAGAGTTTATACGTTTACACTACTAGTGAGTACGTTAATACATACAAGAGTGGTTGGATTAGGTTCTGGCATTTTGATTGGCATAAGGAAGATGTAGATAGGTATGACATAGATAATACAAATAAACTAATAAAGGTTGACAGCGTTAGGGTATATAAAATAAGGGAATGATATGAAACTAAAATTAATAAGGAAGGCACTAGAGGCTGACTATACTATCGGTGATTTATTGGTAAATGGCATATTTGAATGTAATGTTCTAGAGGATACAGTTAGAGACCTTAATAAAGACGGTGATCTTAACGAGAAGGGAGAAACTAAAGTATATGGAAAAACCGCAATACCTTATGGAATCTATACAATTGATTTAACATATTCAAATAGATTTAAGAAGATCTTGCCATTACTAGAAGATGTTAATGGATTTGAAGGAATTCGCATACATCCCGGAAATACTGCCGTTGACACTCACGGGTGCTTACTCGTTGGTATAAATTCCACAAAAGGAATGGTAACTAATTCTAAAAAGACATTCGACAAATTAATGATAAAATTAGTAGACGCCCATCAAATGAAAGAAACTATAACCATAGAAATAGCATAATAAATGATACAATTTAATTCTCTAAATACGATCATAGACGATATCTTATTAGAGTATCGGAATAATCAACTAGCAGAAAGCGATCCACTTAGTAGAATTCAAATAGAACAATGGATTATCCACTATCGCGCATTCCTTATAAAACAAGATATAGATAGGGGCAGAGAAATAAATTCTGCATATGTACAAGAGGTTTTAAATTTGCCTGTTATCTATAAAGATTCGAACGGAGTCACTATTTCTACCTCAAATCTAATAGTCGGAAGAACTACTGACACTATTCCAAATGGAATAGATTTCCATTTTGCAGACAATATAATATCTATAACAGATAAGTATGATAATCTCATACAATTAACTTCTGAGCAGAGAGCAAAGATGCAAGTCAATAGGAGGTATACCAATAATAATCCAATGGCATATGAAAGAGATGGTTATATATACGTTGTATGCCAAGGGGATGTTAAATTTTTAAACATAAAAGGAGTATTTGAGAATCCGTTAGAAGATGTATTCGGACTAAATGCAGATGATCAATATCCAATTCCAGTAAATATGATCCCAACACTAAAGGATCTAATAATGACTAAAGAGTTAGATATAGTAGCGTTGTCTGATCTCTCAAATGATTCTTCAAATGATTTAGCAAAAGCGACACTAAACGCAAGAGACTATAAAAAACTATCACGTGGTATCAAATAAACATCAATCATATACGCTGGAAGACTACTTTAATTCCTATAAGGAATATACTAGTGGCAATCCGGCGTATACTGTTTCAAGGAAACAATTCAATTCTTTGCTTAAGGATTACTTTAAATTTCTATCGGCGGAATTGATAGATAACTCAAAAGAAATAAGATTACCTGCAAGGATGGGTACGTTAGTAGTAACCAAGAAGAAGCCAAAAAGATATGATTTTACTTATTTGCGAGTCGACTTTCACAGTACAAAAGAGTCAGAAAAAACCATATTACATCTAAATGAACATTCCGATGGATATAACTTTAGATTCCATTGGTGCAAGAAGGACATGCTAATAAGTAATAAAAATATGTATGAATTAGTTATGTCTAGGGCAAACAAAAGGAGACTAGCTTACATGATAAAAGTAGAACACAAAGATTATATAGAGAAATAATATGGTTTATAAAATGATCAGCGTGCAGCAGGTAATAGCAAAGGTATTGTCCGACTTGGATATAAGAGAAGAGGCTATAAGGATATCAGACTGTATTGAGTGGGCCTCAGAGGCTGTTGAGAAGATAGGATCAGTGAAGCAATTAAACAGAAAGGTTTCTGGAACAAATGGACTTGGGGTATTGCCAATAGTTGGTCATCAGGTACAAATACCATTTGATTTACACCGACTAAATAGTGTTGCGTGGTCTAGAACTGGTACCGGAAATTGGCATCCAATGACTTTGGCTACCGGAGCATTTAGCGTCTGGTCTGCAAAAGATATTAAAAATACAGTGGATACGTCTATGGGTCCAGGGATTCTAAATCAAGAATTAAAGTACTCCATAAAGCCGAGGTATATAATGACAAATGTAGAAGATGGATTCTTGAAATTAAGTTACGACTCCATACCTTTGGATGAAAATGGATATCCATTAATACCAGATATTATATCATATATAGAAGCTATATATTGGTATATTACTGTTAAGTTAAAATATCCAGATTATATGGCCGGAAGACTTAATAGAGAAGTATATTATGATATGCGTAGATCATGGAATTTTTATTGTAAGCAAGCATATGGTGATTCACTAATGCCTACTTCTGACGAAATGGAGACTATAAAAAATAATTGGACAAAATTAGTTCCAGATGTATATGCCAATAATAATTTTTATGATACTATTGGAGATATTCAGGTAATTAAAACACAGAATAACTAATGAGTAGCAAGAACGGAAAGACTACTGTGAATACATTTAGTGGAGGAATCCAACTAGATATTGATAAAAGTCTGTTAAAAGAAAATCAATATAGATACGCGGAAAATGTTCGTATTGTATCAAATGAGGGCGCTACTACTGGCGCCCTAACTAATATAGAAGGATCTACTATTCTTAGCCTTGGCTCTGATACATTCTCTGTAGATGAAGATATAATTGCCACTACCACAATAAGGGATCTAGGCGTAGTAATAACAGCGCTGCCATCAAAAAGAACTGGTATGCTTACTTACGATTGGAATGAGCAGCCAGACACTGGCACTATAACAATACCAGCTAAGGCAGAGGAAACAATAGTTATAGAAGATTCTAGAACGACCCCAGATCCTGTTAGTCCAAATGCAAATTTACTTTATGTAGAATGGACTGGTATAGGGACAAAGGAACTTAGATGCCAATTTCAGGATCTTCTGACTACAACTGTATCATTTAAAGTTACAGTTACGTACACAGATAGTTCCAATGAGGTATTCAATGTATTCTTAGACCAATCTGCTACCCCTAGGAGCGTAAATCCTGCGTCCCCATATGTCATAACCACAGTATTAAGGATGGATCTTAAATCGCCTTATATGCAGTATATCTCTGTTAACTCATTCTTACCAACTCATGATGGTGCAATGTGTGACAATAACGGTGTAGAAGGATATTATCCAGTAGAGACAAGGAGGTACAAAAATGTAACGCAATACTATTTATACGAGACGGATTATTACTCTCCAGACCCTGTAACATATAGAGGCGTAGATATAGTTACTTCTCACAATGTGGTCCATGACGAACAGTTTTACGAGGTAGCTACTATTATCGGCATATATAATAGCTACGTATCGGGAAGGGTCAATTTAGCGATATCAACCCCATTAACATTAAATTTAAATGCATATTTATATGATGTTGATATAAATACTATTTCTGGGAGATATAATGGCGCTAACACTCTGCATTTTAATTCCGCAACTATATATTCTTTTGATGGAGAATATATTTCGTCTGTACAATCAAGAAGCGTAGAGATACAAGATATTATAAAAAATTCAGATGGGATTCATTCTGATATTATAGCGGCAAATCATCAAATTCCTATATATACACAGCAAGATATATCTATAGATTGTATAGACAAAAATTACAATAATGTATCAGCTATTGCTACATATTTAACGGATGGCCGTTTAAGTACTAATTTAGTATATAATAAATCAGCCATAACATCAAATAAAATATATAGAGTATCATTTCCTGATGATAAATCTCCTGTGTTTAAAAATGTTCTAAATCCAAATGGAGTAAACTTCAACACACCATTAAATCCAAACCTAAGTATGGTTGGGAGGTATGAGGATTTTGATAACATAAAATTATATTGGGCCGATGGGGTAAACTTTATTAGATGCGTAAATATAGCGAGTACTAATGATTTAAATAATTCAGTATTAACAGACTCATCTATATTTGATTTAATCCCATCTTCAAAACTAGTTAGCCCATCTATAGTTTCTATAGGGAGTGGAAGATTGGACGCGGGATTAATACAGTACTGTTATCAACTATACAGCCCATCAGGAGGAGAGACTGAATTAAGCCCAATGAGTCCTGTAGTACACTTGACTAATAGCGAGGTACTGGACTACAGTGTAAAATATATGGGGACTGGTATTGGTGACATTCATGGTAAGTCAACAGGCAAATCTGTCAAGGTTGGAATAAAGATACCAGATAACAATAAATTTATCAGAGCAAAATTAATATCTGTTTATTACTTTAATTACTCCGACGTCCCTGTTATCTCCGTGGTAAAGGAATTAGATATAAAATCAGAACAAGACAATGGATATATATATCTTGAAGATGGTGGGGTTGGAGCGGTAGGCGAATTAACTCAATCTGAATTTAATTTGATTGGCGGTAATTTATTTATACCAAACTATATAGAAAGCAAGGACAATATATTGTTTGCAGCTAATACGAAGGAAGACACCTGGGACTTATCAACTGAAGAGTACGATACTAGGTCTTATCAATTTAAGGATGAGTTTACAGGAGTCACTATTCCAGCAAATCCAAAATTGGTTACCCTCAGAACGGTAGTTATGAAGGGAAGCGCTACAATAGAAGTCAACATAGTTGATGACTATACTACTGTAAGCTCAGCTGTATCTATTGGAGATATACTAAAAGAAATAAATGGGGTCCCTATTGCTAGAGAGATAAAAGTAATATCTATATCTGACGATAAGAATTGGATTGGATTTGACTCTTCCGAGATAGGCCTAACATATGTTAATGGCTGTAGTATAGTGATATCAGAGCCATATACAGTTGAGATTCAGAAAAAGGCCAAATTAAGTATGGCCTCTGGCGAGTCAAGCAGTTACTCTTTGTCTCAATTGCAATCTATACTTCCAACACACGACTGTATACATGACGAGATATACAAAGAAGATAGATATGCTGATTTACAGTATAGGTATGATAAAGATGGCAACCTTGGTGGAAGCGGGCTTAATGTAGATTATAAGTTTACAAATGCATTCTTTATTGAATCATATGGGGACTATTATGGCAAAAGGGTTAATTCTACTTCTGGAGATACTTATTCAGAATCATGGGTTACAGACGCAGATAAATACATAGATCAGAGGACTGCTAGAATAGGAGATAAGAAAAGAAATATCTCAAGTATAAAACTACAGGATAGTGATGGAACTATATATGACGCTCCATTATCTAATTTCGGATTGCCGGTACATGATGGGTTTCTAAATTACGCAAATCCATATCTGTCAAACAATTTCACTTCGTATCAAAGAGATGAAATATATAGATTTGGGGCCATTTTTAGGGATACAAAAGGGAGAAAGACGCCAGTAAAATGGATAGCAGACATAAGATTCCCTGCTGGGTATGTCGAGAATAGTAAATGGGCTCCAAATATATTTGAGGTCCCAGAGGAGACGTATAATTTACCATATGTAGGTACTGAATTAGAATTTCAAGAATTGATAGTTAAACCCCTTGGACTAAAATTTAATTTCAGAAATTTACCGAAATCAGTAGTAAGTGTTGAGATAGTAAGAGCAAAAAGAGATATAAATAATAAGACTATATACGCCCAAGGGATTATACAAAAAACTGGGACTCAATATCCATCATACCAGCAAGATCATTTAAATGATACTGGGTATATAATAGACGAGGGAATAACTAATACTCTAAGGCCTCACCCAATAGTATCTATGGGATATGCTACGTCAATATGTGGGATAGTCAGAAATCAAAATGGGAATATACCTCATTCTATAAATATAGAGAATGAAGGTTCTTTTTGGTATGATTTTAATGATTATACTGGTAACACGTTTTCTCAAGATAATTCCCAAGTAAGAACTACTGCTAGATACACCGACCATGCTCTTTCTCCATATTTTTATTATAAGAACAGTGTTCTATTTGTAAATCCAGAGACTTCGTACTATGGAGTTGATTTTACAGAGCAGTTAAGGAATATTGCAGATTCAATTAAAATGGATATTGTTGATATTGCATATCCAATATCTACTCCCCCATTAACAGCAATGGCCCCTAATGTAAAGGGTCGATATTATATTGGTGGACTAGAGCAAGATAGACTGCAATTTAAAGTAGTAGGAGACTCTGCAAATAGATGGTATCCTACTGCAATGTATTTTGCGGCAGATTTGAATAAGAAAATAAGGTCATCGTTCCCAATTCCATCTACTACCGCTCCAATATTTACAATAGGATTAGTTGGAGCCGATTACAGAAGAATAGCAAGTGAGACCACTGGATATACTAGTTATAATCATATGTGGAATGCTATAAATGCATCACCAGTATCTGATATTACTATACAAAGCAGTTGGAATGCTTTAGAAAAAGGAGATAGGGCTTATATATCACTCGGGGGGCTATTAGCATATGCTGGAGATAATAAATATATATATAAAAATGGTTATGTATATGATGTTGCTAGTGCAACTACTGATGATCCATTTATATTGGTGGACGCAGCAAGTACTAATGGTGCTTCTGGTGCTACGTTTAAGTATTTTAATAGATATGTGTCCAGATCAAGCACGATACAAAATAATATAAGTCTTGTTTTTCAAAAGACTTCTAATTTAGAGGATGCCACTGTTTACACTTTTGCCGGATTAGACGTACCAAAAACAAATCCATATAGTAGTAGCACCGTAGAGAGCTTCTCATTAATAAGAAAGGTGTCATCGTTTGAGTACTCTGGTTCCATAAATCCAGGACTTCCTATAGAGAAAGTCTCTGGATCAGACTATGTTACCGCTGGCAGTATACAGTATTTAAATTGGTCTAAGCCATTAACTGGAGGAAATGAAGGTCAAACGAATTCTACTGACATAAAGAATATAATATCTGTGCTTACTAAAACTAAAGTTGGCGGTCCACATGGAGCTGGTATAATCTTGTCTTTAGAAGATATGGAACAATTCCCAACAATATCAGATGTAAATCAGTCTAAGAAAATATATGACGGAGTAAATGGACTATATTCCGGGTATAAAACTCTTGATAGGATAGGAAGTTCTTCTCTTTCTACATATATTACAAACATGAAAATGATGAATTCATATATATATGGTGGTTCTTCATTATTAGATAGGCAGTTTACTGAATATATATCTACTGGATGTTCATTTGACAATATAGATGGTAATGGGACTAGTGTTGTCTTTGGTGGTGATACATTTATAGGTATATTCGATTATACGGCAGTAAAAGCAACAGATCCATATGTAGCATATGACTCCTCAACTAAAATAGGCAGAGGGGCTAATATCGCTAGCCAAGTAAGACACATAGGGGCGTTAATTCCATTAGAATCATCTATAAATTTGCATCTAGTTAATTCTAAATCATACATAGCTGATGGAAATAATTTTGCCATACAAGACGAGCCAGGAGTATATTCTCCAGGAGCTAGTATAGGAAGTAAATGGAAGCATACTCAGTTGCTCCCTCAGTATAAATATAATTCTGCATATTCTTCAGAAATGACGGCTATTGGCTCTTTATCGAAACTCCTAATCACTCAAAGTAACAAAACGTTTGATTGTAGGGTTTGGTCTTCAGAGCCAAAAACAAATGATGAATTATATGATAATTGGTCTAAGTTTAAAGTCGCCAACTATATAGATGTTGATACTAAGTACGGGGAAATTACTGGTTTAAAAGCATTTAGAGATAAGTTATTGTTTTGGCAAAGAGATTCTTTTGGCGTTTTATCTGTTAATGAGAGGTCATTAATAAAAGATAATAATATAAGTTTACTTACTCTTGGAACTGGTGGGATACTATCAAGATTTGATTATATATCTACATCTAATGGAATGAAGAAAGGAATGATAGGTGGAGTAACAGAATCTGAATCTAATCTATATTGGTTCGACCTAAATAATCTTGAATTATGTACGTTTGGCGGATCGCTATCGGTACTATCTAAAGCAAAAGGTATACAGACTATATTAAATATGAATAGAGAGAATATTACAGATAAGATACCAATGGTCTTCGATAAAAAATATAATGAAGTGATGATAACTTTAGATGGACTTCAGGGAGTCGACAATATAAGATAATGCTGAATACTATAAACTACTCTGAGATGACTCAAGCATTTTGCTCTTTCATCTCTATGAACCCAAAATGGTACTTTGATTTTAAAAACAAGTACTATTCATTTGACTCTTTTGGGAACTTGGAGTTGCACAACTCAAATGACAAATATAATATTGCTGGCACTTCTCAAGTTCCATATAGGTCATTTATAAGACTTATTATAAATGACCTATATCACTATACCAAGGTTTTTGATAACGTATCATATAGTGGAGATAATTTAGATTTTATGACGAATTTGCATAAATTCTATACAACGACACAGACAAGTTCGGAGATAAACTCGTTACTTATAGATAAAAGAGAGGATACATATAAATTTGCTATTCCAAGGAATACAAAGAGTGGGGAGTATGTTAAAATATTAGTCCCATCAACAACAGTATATACTATCGGTCAGGCTTTTCAAGGTGGAAAGATCGGATACATACTACAACAAGGAGACTCTGGGTATGTATCTACTGAAAAAAGGTTAATAATAGTAGCAACGTCCGATCAAGCTATAGATACATCTTGGGGTCCAAATACAGTAGGTATAGGAACCACTAGCTCTGATATATACTCTGGGACAGACAATACAAATGAAATAATATCAAAAATACATAGTTATGGGGTTGCAGCTAATGCATGCAAAAACTATAATAGTGGAGGCTTCACTGATTGGTGTCTACCTAGCAGTGGTGATTTAAACTCTATAATGAGCAATGCAACCGTGCTAGGAATGGATAATGGATTAACATATCTTAGTTCTACCGAGGTGACTGATAGTAATTCAAATATATATACCTCTAGTGGATACACAACGAAAGAAGACTCTTCTGGCATATACACAAGGGCTGTAAGATACTTTATAGACAAAGGAACTACTATTAATGGGTCGGAGATAGATATTGCGCCAGGAGCCTTCGCAGACAGAATGAGAGGCAAGTATCTAGTCTCAGATTACTCATTTCAAAATAATAATGGTATAATGTTTACCTTACCATCAATAGAAACAACATATAGATATTCAATGATATAATATGAAGCAAAAAATAAAAGTGAAGCCATTGTTTGCTTCTAAAAAGAAATTGCCAAGATATGGTGAAGGAGGCGTTAGTACAATAGATCCATTAGCCGCCTACCGTACTTCGATCAAACCACAAATTGGACCCGTTAACCCAACAAATACAAATGCGTTAATGACTGGTACTGCCGGTTCAGTACCGTCTACTGCGTCCGCTCCAGTAGATGTTTCCGGAATAGGGAATATTGCGTCTGGAGTAGGATCCATGATGATGACAGATGATGCTAGCAGTTCGCTTAATTACGCTGGAGATATGATAGGAAATGCCGGTAAAGGGGCTTCTATGGGCGCAGCGTTAGGTCCATGGGGGGCTGCTGCTGGGGCTGCAATTGGTGGAATATATGGAGCTTTTGATGCTGCTAATGCAGAGAAAATGCAAAATAGAGCTAAAGAAAAAGAGCAGATAAATACTAATCTTGCATCAAATAACTCAATGTCTGGGTCTGTTAATTCTAATTACAATTTAAGGAATTCATATAATGATAGGGTTCCTGGATTAAACAAAGGGGTTGCTAAATTTAAATCTGGAATTTCTAATACAAATCAGCCTAATGCTATGATAGCTCCAGAAGAGGGGGTTATGGATGGTGACACTGGAAGGCTATCAATAGTCCCCGGGAAATATAACACATCTAATCCAGATACTGTACCGGCCAACCTAACTAATGGCAGTTCTGTATTTTCAAACAAACAATCACAAGTACTTCCAGGTGGAAAAAGTACACCGGCTGACATTATGGCAAAGGCAGAAAAGATGCAAAAAATAAATGATAAGATATTAACTCCAAAAGAGGGAGAAAGAAAGCTCAGTAGAATAGACCAACTAACAGCAAAATTAAATCAAAGGAATATCCAGTTACAGGCTGAGAATTTGAATAAATTTAATATGCTATCTAATCCCATGCAGCAGCAATCAAATGTACTTCCAGGATATGCAAGAGGGACTGCTAGTTCTGGGGATAGGGAGATAGAGAATGAAATACCAGCCACAGTCTTAAGACAGAGTTTTACTAAGCCGAGCAGAAGTACAAGGCCAAATGGGACTAGGATAAATATAAGTCCAGCAGATTATTACGCACTTCCAGAAGACCAGAAAAAGCAATATAGGATCGACGAGGAAGCTGTTCCATACTCAGAGAAAGGTAATACTCCTGGTATATATAATTATGATATAAGAGTAAATAAAGATGTTCCTGCAGAAGCCAAGCCTCAATCAACTCTAACTACTAATAATATAAATACGATAGCTGATCCTACTAATAACGTCATTAATAACGTCTCTAACCCAAATACTTTCTCTACGAATATAACTGTCCCAAAAGGAGGAACAATGGCTCATGAGGCCTTAAAAGCTGTCCAAAAAGCTCATCCAGAGTTAAACGTTAAAGTTATTCCAAAAGATATAGCACTCGGTATTCAAACTCAAAATAATCAGCAGAAAGGTCAATTATACAAACCTGGCTCATATAACGCTAACTTAGATTTGGGCCAATGGGCTGCTGCAAATAAACCTCAATCGAACTTTCAACCACAACCAGTTTCTGGAAGCAATTGGAACACTAATATCCAAAACAATAGGTCATTAGATAGAATAGGAGGGCAGAATGATTATACGTCTACATATGTTCCAGAAAACGATATGAGGTTGGATAATCCAGAAATAGCAAAAATACAAGCTCCGTTAACAAATCAAAATTCAACTAATACGTCTGGGTCATATAGATTTAATACTCCTATGACCCAACCATTTATAACTACTCCTAATATTGGAGATGTGAAAATGGGAACAAATTATAACTCACAGGCGAGTCAGCCTACTAACCCAGAAACTCAGGTAGAACAACCTAGGTCTCCGGTAAATTCACCAGCACAAGATCAACCCTCCGCTAACTTTGGGGGAATTAATAAACTTGGGAACAGTTTGATGTCATTAGCTCCTATAGCATACAATTCTTGGAACTCGGAACCAGAAGTCGCAACTCCAATATATCAAAACTATACTAACCCCAACCAAAGATATAACATAGCTCCAGAATTAGCCGAAGCAACAAAGCAAAGGCAAATATCTAGATATGGAAATGCATCTACAAATACAGGAACTGGTGCTAATATGGCGTATGGTGCTGATGCCTATTCAAGAGGCAATGATCAGGTATCTGAACTAATGGGTAAGGCTCAAACCGTTAATGCTGGATATAGGAATGATTATGTAAATAGATATAATCAAATAGCTGGAATGGATGCTTCTGAAAATAGAAGGATATATGATTTGAATGCAAGGAACAGAGCTGCATCTAGAACATTTGGAGCTAAAAATGCAGAGATGTTAAGTCAGTATGGGCAAACTCAACAATTAATGAACAACCAACTGAACTCTGATAGATTAAACACATATGTTTACAGTCTATATAATACGGCAATGACTAAAGATCAAAGAGCAGAAGTTAATAGAAGATTAAATCAAAGATAATGGTAAATTTATACGATAGTCCTGCACAGGCTCAATTCATTAATACATACGTGCCAATTCAATTTGAAGGGTTATATAAAGTGGCAGATAAAGCTCAGAAAAATCTGGACGAAGCAACCGCAATGGAAGATGATGCCATTACTAATTACTCTACATTAAACACCCCAATAGCGTCTCATAGAAAAGCTTGGGACACTAACGTATACGGTTCGTTTAGGGATTTAGTAAATAATACTCTTACTGACCCAGAAGCTTTAAAAGATCCAGTGAATCAGGCAAAATTAAAATCAGCTGTTAGAAAAATGAAATCTAACCCATTGGCTGCCAATTTGCTTATAAGCGCTCAGAATGCGAAAGCGTACATAAAAGCATCTGATCCTAGGTGGGGCGATTATGAGATAAATAAAGCAAAAAACTTTGACCCAAATGGAACTGGCCAATTGTTTGAGGGATCTAATCAACAATATAAATCTGATGAAGAAATCTTCGAACCATTATTCAAGGATCTACATCCAGGAGGAACTGACTTAGGCCAAACTAAGGGCGGTGCATATGATTTAAAGGGATGGGATAAAACCCATACTGATCAAAAGTTAGTACCAGCTATTGGCGAGTTGAGGCAACAAGAGGGAGTTCAATCTAGGATTGATCAGATGAGACAAGAGAATACAATTCCGGATAGATACTATACTACTGATAAAAATACTGGAGTAAAGAGTTTAGATGAGAATGCGTTAATCTATGATATGGGTAGAAATATTGCAGTTAGGCATGAATGGGTCAATAAGACTCCAAATGAATTCTACCTAAAAAGGTATGAAGAATCATTGAGACCTAAACCCGTTGCAAAACAAGAAGGATACACTCCGAATCTAAATGATATTGAACAATATTCGATGTCTAACCAAGTGGCAGGAGCTCTAGAGGATAATGCATATATGAAGCTTATATCTAATAGAATTTTACCTGGAGGGAAAATGCAGTCATATATATCTAAAAATTCCCAAGGAGTACCAGTAGTATCAAAAAATAATCCAATGGGGATAGTTGGTAGCGAGTATGCTAGAATTAGACTAAATAGAGATGCAGTTGGGAGTAGACTTAAGCAGATGGCAGCAATGTTTATAAACAGGCAAGCAACCACTCAAGAAACGAATGAATATGATAAAGTGGAAAGAAACTACAAGCACTTAAATCAAGAATTTGAACCAGCTAGAAAGGCATTTTTATCTCAAGTTGCAGCGCATAGAACGTTAGCAGAGAATAACGTTATTGACCCTGAGACCAGAAGACCAATGAAGAGTATATTTACTAAAGATGACTTATATAGTTCGGCAAAAGTACAAAACAGCCCTTTGTTTATAAATAAACAACTTACTGATGCACTAGGAAATCCTTCGACAGTAAAAACATCAACTAAGGTACAAACTGATTTATATCCAGTTAAGAATTCTGGGCTACTTACATTAATCGATCCTAGAAATGGAAGACAAATATATACGTCTGATATAAAAGATAATGACGTATCTAAAATGAAAAAATCTATTGAGTCTGGTAAGTTTAGCAACGCGGCATCATTTGAACCTACAACTACATCTATGAAGTATTCTGACAGGGTAGATAACATAGGTAGTACTTATATTAGGGCTGGAAAATTTGAATCAGAAATGTATCCTCAGTTAGTAAAAGATAAAGACGTGAACACATTAGATAAAAAAATAAAAAAGCTTACACAAATGGGGTTATTATCATCTGAAGAAGTAACTGTTGGTACTGGACCAAATGCAACTACTGAAACATATTATAGAATACCCACTTCCATAGATTTGGAAAGCCCTATAATCAATCCATATAGTAGAGTTACAAAACAAGATCCAATTAAAGCTAGATAATAGATGCCTACAAATAAACAAAACAGAGCATTAGCTCCTAAATCATTTACTGATAAATTAAGGGTCGAAAATACAATTGGGGGGCTAGTCTCTAGCTCCTCTGCTTTAAGCGAATCGGTAGATGAATTAAAACAAAGTACCGGTGTGGTTGATAGAACTCCATCACAAATTCAAGATGATAACGAATCTGTGTTTGACAAAGTTACTGATGCTGTTAGTTGGATTACCCCATCTACTAAGAACTCATTGAAAGTTGTTGATTGGCTGTCTGGGTCCAGAATAACGCTAGCTAATGATCTAGATAGGACGAAGGTGGATACAGATAATGGAGACCTAAAAATGCTTCAAAACAAATCTGACGCGGTAGACTATATACAGAATATAGCCCCTCTAGAACCTTTATGGCCAGAAGTCCTAAGGCAGGTTAATCTATGGAAAAATAGACCAATGTCTGAAAGAAAATCAGAAGATGTTAAAACGTCGGCTCCAGAACCTATTTCGAAAAAAAATCCATTTTCTGATTTAAATAAATTTGTAAGTTCTACTTATGGAAGACAGACTACTACTGAAAAACTTTTATCAGAAAAAAAACAAATAGAAGATAGAAATAGTCCAATAGACAAAAATGGGAATGTTAAAAATTGGGTATCCGACCAACACAAAGCCGAAGTGTTAGCAGGAAACTATAAGCCATCAGATGATAATACATTAAAGGGTTCTAATGTATATAAATACCTTAGTGACTATGAGAAATCAGTAGCGGACCAAACTAAATTTCCATTCGTTGAATTTGGGGGTGATCTTCCTGGTATAGGAGACATGCCTCCATATCTAAGAGCCGCGTATATTAAACATTCTGGGGCCCTTAGATACTATGAGCAGGCTAGGAAACAGATGGGCGGAAAAGATGCATTTAAAAACACGTTTGAAAATACAGTATACAACTATACACCAGATCAATCTGTCAATAAACAAAAGCAGTTGCCATCTACATGGGATTTGGAGAAACATATAAACGAGATAGATTATGGTAATTCAGACTCATTTAATAGTTATAAAAAAACTGCTGTAGATTATTCTAAAAGGGTGAATGCTGAAATTGTAGACTATAGAAAATCGTTATTAGCTAGGAGCCAGCCAAGTGAGTATTATAAACAAAAAATGGAAGAAGGTAATCTTCTATATACTACCCCTGGCACCATAGGTTCATCATCGTCTGAGGCATTATCTCAGTGGGGATCTATGGCTGCAGAAATAACAATAGCTGCCATACCATCTATTTTGAAAATGCCATCACTTCAGCCAATAGCGGATATAGTTGCTGCCGGGGTTAATGTAATGATGAACGTTCACCAAAGGAATAAAGAAGATTTAGCAGAAGTCGAACAACAAGGTAATACGAAGATAGATAATACAATAAAAGCGGCATATGGTAAAACAATAGAAGATTTTACTGATCAAGAGTTGTTAGCAAAAGTTCCATATGATAAATCTAATTTAACCTTCATGGCTAATGCAAAGGGTGAGTTTAAAAGAGATGGAAAGCTATCAGAGAACACTAAATATGATTTAACTAGGGGGATTAGAAATGGTACATATAAGACCAATGATCCAGTAATAAATGAAGCTATAAAATCAGAGAGAAAGGGCCTTCAGGAGTATTGGGACAGAGATCAGGCATTCATGCTTGGAGACATCGTAACTAGTGCTTCCGTCGCTATTCCTGGTGCTAGTTTTATAAAAAGTTCATTCTCTAGACTTGCTAAGAATGCAGTAGAGGAGACTTCGGAGAGAATGGTAGGTAAGTTATTATCTGGTGAATCAAGAGCTGTGAGAGGCCTTAAAACGATCACAGACGCCACTAGGATGGCTTATGATAAGTCATTGGGAAGATTCTCTAAGTCTAAGGCTGCACCATACCTGTCTTTAGCTGCAATACATACAATTAATGCAGGTTCTGAATACTTAGAAGAGGGCGGACAATATGTGAATGGACAAAATTATATATATGACAATCAAGTAGAGAACACTAAATATATGAATTCTCTTATAGATGGTTATGCCGGAGGGTTAACTGGTGTTGCTCAAGTCCTTGGTCTATCAAACGATAATAGGTACATTAATAGAGATGATTTTCAACGGAACGCTGTACCTGGATTTGTGTTAGGGATGATAATGCCATTGCCATTTACTGCAATGCATGTTAATAGTAAAATTCAAGAACAAGTAAAAGATAAGCAAGCTAGGAAATTTGTTGAAAGTCAAATATTACCATCTGTAAAAAAAGACTTTATTGATGGTAGTATAATATCTGATTTAGATTCTAATACCAGAATGATTAAATCTCAGGCATATGTGAATTCTGCAATACAAGGCAGAGGCGCACATGTAATCTCTAATATAGAGAAGATGATTGCAAATCCACCTGAGGGAACTACTAGAGAGCAACTACAGGAAGAGTTAGAAATAGCAAAAGAAACTATAGGAATTGCAGAAAGTAAGCAAGTAAAGAAATTTGCTAAAACTGATGCTGATTTAGAAGGGACAGAACAATATGGATCTAATAATCATAAGTTACTAGTTGGTCTTATAATGGATCATAGGCGCTCCAGAAGTCTATCAGAAACTGCTGTAGCTGAAACAAATTCTACCGTAGTCAATACTGAACGTAAAGACTTTGCTGCAAATCCAGTACTTGGAGAGTATTTTAAAACTATAAATGCAAAAAGACAAGAAGAAGGCAAGCCTGTTATTGATACTATTCAACAGATTAAGTTAGTTGGACTAGATAATAGATTGAATTCTATTGCTATAGCAATTAAAACTAAAAATGCTAGCAATGACAATGAAAAGGCGCAAGGAGTAGATGGATATTTATCTGATAGCAGTAAGCATTTTATGCATGAACTATTACAAGATCAAAAATCTACTGCGGCTCAAATATTTAAAATAAAATCAGACTACGAGATTACTGATGAGGAATATAATGATTTACCAGATGCGATTCTATCTAATGATCACAACGCTGCATTAAATAAGAATGTAGTAGCTCAAGCTGGTATAAGATATGACTCTTATATGGAAGCTGGATTACTTGGTTATAAAACTAAGGCAACTAATACTGGTTATTCATTAGAGAAAATGAGTGATAGTTCTCATGAAAATTTTGTATTAAAACATTTAAATAAATACAAAGACTCTAGAGATATTGAGACGACCAATGAAGATAGTCGATTACAGAAAGAGGTTGACGATGCAAATTATGAAGAGAATCATGATAATGCGGAATCTCAAGGCGTATCTCATCCAGGAGAAAGGGTAGAACCCTCAGAAAAAGTAGCTCCAGAACCAATATACACAGATGACGCTGCTAATGATTTAGCAATGACGTTCCCACCTACAGACGATACTAATCCCCCTGTTATCTCTGAGACTAATGAAGAAAGAGAATCTAAATTTAATCAGGAAGCTATAGACAGAGAAACTAGGAGAGCCGGTCAAGAGGCGCAAGCAGAAGCATTTAAAATAGCTCAAGAAAAAGATAAGGTCCAAGCTAAAACTCTTCCATCAGACGATATTAAAACTCCATCAGAGGAATCAAACTCAGAACAGTCAGAGAATACAGAGGCTATTGACTCCGAAGAACAGGAAATATTGAAGGGAGACATAGAATCTCTTGAGCAGTCTATGCAGGATCTAATCCACAGTGAAGAAGATGTAGCAAGTCCGACCCAAGAAGAAGGTTCAGAATCTGTGGAGGTAGCAGAAAAAAAGGACGAAGTAAAAGATATAGAAGAAGCTGGTGGATTTGTTTCGTCGTTTAGAGTAAATAGACTATTCTTTGGAGTTATGTCTGACGAATTAGCTAAATCAGTTAGGAAACTTTCTACTGGTGGCTTTAAAAGTTCAAAACAACTTGGAGAAATGCTTCGCTCAGAGAATGCTTTATCTGATTGCGAGTTCGAAATATATGTTACTCCTGATAATAATGGAATATTTGCAATTGGTAGTAAATCTACGTACGATTATGCTAATATCTTAGTAAAAATAACTAAGAGATCAGGAGATCATTCAGGAGATTATCTGTCTGTTGTTAGGGACCCTCGCGTCTTGCTAAAAGATAGTGACGCAACTCCGACTGGAGATGATACCACGGACTTGTCTAAGTTCAGAGAGAATATAATAAATCTAGTCCCATTGACCATGACCAAAAGTGATGGTAAAACGACTAAGACTAGAAAGATTGTGGCTACTTCTATAAAACTAGTTGATGGCATAATTAATACTTTGAGAGATAAGACAAACCCAATTATTCATGTCCAAAGGAAGCTAGAAGAGATTCCTGGTTTTAACTTACCTAGATTGGGAGATGGGAAGGTTAATTGGAATTTAGTTAATACAAAAACAATAAATTTACTTTATGGTGGTGGGGAAACAAATTATAACGATTTACTCACTCCGGGAGGATCCGCATCTGGGTTTAGCACCAGAGAAACTAATGCTGGTAATGCATACTTATTAGTTCCTGGCAATGTTTCAAAATCCCCTAAAAGGGTCCATGTTAATATGAAGCAATTTAGCAGGGAAGATCCATCTGTGGTTAACTTCATAATTGGGTTATTGACTGGTGATGGGAGAACGTATATAAATACTAAAGGGAAATTAACAGATTCTGGTATCAGTGCTTTTGACATGATCAATAAAATTGTTAATTTTGGACCAACAACAGAAGTTGGAGAGAACAGGACTGCAGAACAAAGAATATTTCTTACGCCTAAACAGTTTTACGTAGACTCTAAATTTGGGTTTATTCAACTTGGAGAAAACAAAATGAATCTAGATGAACTTAGAACAGAGTCTGGAATAACTAAGTTAAGAGAATTTGTAACATCTAATTTGCACTGGAATCTAGATAAAAATGATCTTGTAAATACTAGCGAGAATGTTATTGGAGAAAAAGACAATAAGATAAAGGATCTATTTCCATCATTAAGTAGGGTGTTTAATGACGAGACAAATAGTATCACGTCGGCTACATTTGCAGAAGGATTAACTATATCTAAAGATGATATGGAATTGACATGGGCTGCGTGGTTGCTAAAGAATGGCAAAATTACATCTGACGCCATTGACGATATATTTACTCCTCCATTTATGCATTTAGAGGCATTTAAGGTTATCGATAATGAAGATAATGCAATTGTATCAACTAATGGTGGAGAGTTGCTTAAAACGCCTCCAGTGAATCCACAACTGCTGTCTAGCGTAATAGATTCTGTATCGGATAAAGATATAGACGTCCCAATCAAAAAAGAGACAGGAAAGACTCCAACATTTGCGGATCTGAAACGGAAAAAACGTAATCTTCCGAAGGGCCCTTCTGCTTTAAGTATACTGAAAGAGGACATAAAGGAAAGAGTTAACTTCGCTGTTGAGTCAAAATGGATTGTGTCCAAGTTAGGTATGGAAATAGAAGACATCCACGAACTAGATAGAGTATTAACTCTTGCTGGCGATAGACAGGCTATGGGCGCTATGTATGAAGATTCTATAGCAATATGGAAAGGGTCTGAAGAAGGTACTGGGTATCATGAAGCTTGGCATAGAATTTCTTTACTTATGTTTAGTAGGGCTGAACGAGTTAAAGTCTATCAAATAGTAAGAGATTCTGTTAAGTCAATGAAAAATGCGGATAGTAATTCCGTTGAAGAGTACTTAGCAGAAAGATTTAGACAATGGAAACTAGATAATGAATCTATTAATGACCATTATGGGATAAAGAGATTCTTTAGGATAGTTGCTAATTTTACTAATAAACTACTTGGTTTATCGCCAAAAAGCCTAGATAGGTTATTTAAGGATGTTGAACTTGGTGTGTTTAAAGGTCATTCTATTAATCAAAACAGCTTAAGAGAATTTAAAGACAAGTATGGTGATGCTGCTCCCTATGGAATAACGGAACTTAATTTAAATAATATACAAACTTATACTCAATTGTTTGAGATAAGGGATGCGCTGTTATATACTTTATTTAGAGTAAATGGAGTTTCAGGAATAGACAAAAATGTTGAGGATATTGACTTTGGTAAATTAAATGCTACTATAAAACAATCAGCAGAAGAAGAGACTGACCCACAAAGAAAAGCTTTGTTCGAAGAAATCCATGATCGATTCGAAGAGGTATTTATTCCTAAATTGAAACGCTCTCTAACATTAATGGGAATAAGAGAGATTGACGAGTATAATGCTACCGATACTAGTTCTAATCAACTTGCTGATGAAATGGCTGACCACTCCAAAGCCTCTTATGAGATATCCAAAAAGGATAATATAAGGACTGGAGTAAAGATGTTCATTGCAACAATGGAGCACTCTGAAATTAAAGATGGCGAATTAGAGTTTATTGAAGAACCAATGACCGGTTTATACAAATTTATACCATTTGACGTTGCGTGGAATACCATGATATCTCATTTGTCAAATGAAAGGACTGTAGAGTCTATGATTGGAAAGATATCTAGACTATCTGAAAATAACGCATTTTATAGGAATTTACTTGAGAGAATAAGCGAATTAGACGAAGATGGGAATCCCATGCTAGACGAGAACTTTAAGACTCAATTTTGGAATACAATGTTCAGCTTAAGACATGAGTTCATTAACATTGGATATAAAGAGCAATTGCAGTCCCAAAACCAAGTAGAGTCATTGTTTAATGTAATGGACAGTGATGTGGATAGGGCTACCAAGACGTTGCCATTGGCTTGGGGCCAAATGTTATCAGAAGATGAAAATATATATCCTACTGATGCGAATGGACAAAAAACATTTAATGCAAAATACGTTGAATCAATTAGAACTGAGTTTAGAGATGGTATTTCTAATCCAGTTAATTGGTCTAAAAATGGTATAGATATCGCTACGGAAGAAGGAAGACGTCAAGTAATAAACAAAATAGTATCATTATACAGCAAACTCGGAGTTAACATAGACTCTGAAACAATAGAATACATGCTATCTAGTGGTAATGGAGGCCCAGAGAATTCAATAGAATCACTTATGGATTATCTTACCAATAGGAAGTCAGGCAAAATGTATTTACTGTTCAATAATATACTTAAGTCTCTTATTGATAACGATGGGTCCATCTATAAAAAAGATAGATATACTAAGATTAATAGGAAGATGAGCACAAAAAACATATTCCTAGGTGAAAAGTTTGCTAAAAACCTAGCCGCAGCATATATTAAGGTCCATCCATCCCCAGAAGAGGTAACTGTACTTGGTGCCGATGGAGCTAAATTATATCAGATATCATTAAATAATTACTTATCAGATAAAGTAAGAGACATAAATCAATCTCCAGAAGCTATTGATGAGTTACTAAAGTCTACTTATAATAGAGGAAGATTAGATCAAGGTGGAATTGGTACTGGATCCAGATTGCTTAGTCAACTTAGAACTGGGGTCGCTTCTAAAATCCAATTAAAAACATTCGTAAAGCTGTACGAAGAAGAGACTAAGGATAAAGGTAGAGACTATTTAGATATATCTCCCGCAGAAGACTATGTGATGAAAATGGCAGCAATGTCAAAAGATTATATGTGTTTACCAACCATGGCAGATAAGAAAACATACATGTTTATATCTGGAATAAAACTTATACATGAAGGTATTATATATAATAGAACGGTCGTAGATAATCCAGATGGGACCTCTAATAATGTTATAAATATAGATTTCGGACCAGAGGCTAAGGATCAATTAGGAGAATATTTTATTGCAGAATTATATACAATAAGAGATGCTTGGGATGAATATCAATTACAAGGAGGTGATCAGAATAAACTAGAAAAAGTGTATCACTTTGGTGGCGAGAATATGAACACAGGCAAAAAGTGGTCTGAAAATCATGGCAATGGTTTGCGATTTAGGCACTTTGGAGATATGGTTCATGCGCTTTCAATTGGAGGCGAAGTAAAAACTTCTAATTTAAGTTTAAATGACTACTTAGATGCTGCAGTATTAGCAGATCCAAAAGATGGTTTAACTATTGCCTTAAACAACTTAGAACGTATATTTATTACTAATAAAGATAGTGACATAGAACAGGGTGCTACTACCGTTAGAAATGATATGATTAATGCATCGTTAACTACTGCATTATACCAGGAACTGGAATATTGTAAATCTATAGGTGTAATACAATATGATGGGTCAAATACATATACATTAAATAATAAACTATTAGATAAAGGCGATTTCAACAAACACTCATCAAATGCTAAAAATTCAGTATTCAGCAACACTTACGGCGGATACGAAAATCAAGCAGCTACTATTCAAATGATTGGGGAGGGATTAGTTAATGGAATCATATCTGTCAATGAGTTTGAAAAAATCATATCAAAAGACCCTTCGTTCTATCCAAATCCAGACTCTAAAATAAAGAGATTATCATCTATACTTTCTACCGGGTCTAATCTTAGAACTGATTGGCCTGTTGGGCATAGACTAAGTGGAGTAACTAAATTTAATTCTTCCGAGTTAAATGACAATAAAGTAGGTAGCAATCAATTTGCTGAACTTAGAAATAGATTCCTTGCAAGTTCCATTAATAGTGAATTAAGAAAGTCGTTAAAACAGACAATACCTAATTTGCTAGACTTAATAAATAACAAGTTTTTGCCTATAGCCGAAAGAGATGTTGGTAAATTATCTGAATTAGAAGAGTTAAATAAACAATACAAAAAACAATTTGCTATAGGATCTAAGTCTGTTGAAAATAGTTTCCTTGGATATGGTGAGAAAAAGATAAATGAGACTGATGCTACTGTTTATATATCTCCATCTATGTATAGGAATATAGTAGAGATGCTTGGCGAATGGTCTCCGGAAATGGAAGATGCATTTAATTTACTTGAATCACCAGATCAATCATGGATGAATGATGATGTTAAGTACACTTCAGTTATGAATTTGGCTCTTAAACCATTGAAAATGATCTATTTTGGCGACAGAATCGATGAAATAAGGAATTTAGATATACCTAAACTTGATAAGATGGCTATGTTCCCTCTTTTCAGGGCTCTAGCTGGAGGCGATCTATCTACTTTATATGACAGAATGAATATAGATGAAGTTGCCACAGGAATGCGTAAAATCGATATGGTGGCATTTAATAGTGCTGTTAAAGTTGGTAATGGGAAAACTATGTCTTTTTACAAGGATGGTACTCAGTCAGAGATTAATGATCTATCGAATATGGCTCATGAAGAACAGGAGTATAAATATCTTAGACGTCAGCTATTAACAGATCCTCACGAGAGCGCTAACATTAATCTAGGCACACAAGCTAATAAAACTGGATTATCAAACATATTATCAGATAAAACATACAGTAATATAGATCTAAATGGTAAAAAAGGTGCTACCGGCGCTGAATTGATTGCAATCGCAAGAGAGTCTAATATTGCCTTGTCTGATCTTGGTGTTAATTCCCTTTCTAAAGAATTAGGAGTTACAACAAATGAGAGTGGACAACAGGAGGTAAATGAAGACGATTTATATAAATTATTATCTGAGGACGCTGAAAATTCTGGCATGTCTGTCGATATTATAGAAAAACTTAGTACTAAAGATGGTGAAAAAAGATATCCACTTCAGGGTTTACTAGATTGGAAATGGATTGAGTCAAGAATAATGGCTACTATTGGGAAGAAAGTTATTGACGTTCAGACCCCAGGAGGTATGTTTATTCAAATGACTCCATTTGGTTTAAAATCTATAATGTCTCAACAATTAAATGAAGGTAAGATAAGTCAAGAAGATTATGATAAATCACATAAAGGGAAACATCTTATAAATAATGGTATGCCATTAAGATTCTTTGACGATGGATCTATGGAAACAGTTATTTCTATTACTATGTTTAAAGATGTACTACCAAAAGAAATAAAGAACTTTTCTGCTCAAAAACAATGGCTTATTGATAATAAAATAATAGGCCCAAATTCACAAGCATCATCTATTGGTTATAGAATTCCTACACAAGGCTTATCATCGATGTCATCATTAAAAATAGTAGACGTAATGCCTGCTAATATTGGAGATACAATAGTATTGCCTACTGAGTTTACCAAACTAACTGGTTCTGATTTTGATATTGATAAACTTTATATTGCTAGATATAACTTTAAAAAGAACGAATCAGGAGTGGTCGAAAAAATGAAATTCGATGATTCATTGTCTATCGATGGAAAAGACTCGTATCATTCTAATTCAAAAGAAGCAGTTCAAAATAGACTTTTAGATGTATTTATGGCAGTTCTAACTGACCCAGATAGTACTCATGAAACTAGAATGCCACTTGATACTGTGACTGATGAATTAAAAGACAATATACTTAGTGATGTTGAATCATTAATAAATGTAAGCGAAAAAACGTCTCCATTCAAATACTTATCTCCATCATTTCAATCCAGGAAGAAAGAAGAGTATTCTACTGGTAAGCGTGGTATAGCTCCATTTGCATTAGGTAATGCCCATCATGTATTAACTCAAACTGCAAAATTGGAGTTTAATAATAGAGGCCCAATTAGAAAATTCGAAATGAGTAGTTTGCACGATATAGATGGTATAGATGGTAAACGTATACTTGACTGGCTATCTGCTATGATTAATGCTCACGTCGATGTTGCTAAGGACCCTTATATTACTAGACTTAATGTTAATCAATACACATATAATACTGTCAGTTTATTATTGAGAACAGGTATTGGTGGAAATTCGTTCTATTTTATGCCACAGCCCATATTAAAAGAAATAGCTAACGGTGTAAGACTTGTAGATGGTCAATATGGCGCCGACAAAATGGCTTCTGCTTTTGAAAAAGAAGAGCGCGTAGTTAGATCAGTCAGCAGAAAATATATGAATATGGCAAAGGTTGCTATATTAGCAGAAGGCGATGTCGATGAGAGGAAACAAAGATTACTTGATGGATTGAATAAATTTGATAAAAATAAACACAAAATACTAGATAATGGACACGTATTTGATAAAGAATATTTAAGGACTCAATTAGCTAGCATTTCTGGAACATTTGAACATGCATATAATCAGCTACTCATATTTGAAACATATCAAGAACTTCAACCATTTTCTAAGTCATTGGCAGAATTAGTTAAGTATTCTCAGATTGACAATAAAAAATGGGGGAATAGCCTCACCTCTATTAAACTATTTGCCAAGAACGTTCAAGCAATTAAAGAACTTGGTAATAAGAGCGTATTTAGAAATGTATCTCAATTCTACGCTGAAACATTTTTGAATGCTAAACTAAAGAATGCATTGAGTATGTCTAATTTAGTCGGAAATGGTAGATTCTTCAGAACTACTGACTCGGTTGAAAATTTCATAAATAAAATTGCATCTAGAATAAATAGTAGAAATGTAATGAATGAAGATACTGTAGTAGAAATTGCTAATGCAGTTGACTCATTAATAAAATCTAAATTCTATATTGATTTAGCTAAAGAGAATAATACAGATATAGGTGGAATATTCTTTGGCGATAATACAATTGCAAAAAGATTATATAAGATTAAACAAAAGATTAAAGACGAGGTTAGTGCATATGCATTATTAAGTAATAATACATTTTTAAATAATATTGAACCTGAAATATCAGAAGTAAATATAGATCCATATAATCAACGTCCTGATCATGTATATGTTACATCTTCTGTAAAAAACGATAATTATGCAACTGAAATAAAAGAATACTGGGGCGAGTTATTAGATAGTCCAATTCCTGAGGTCAAATCATTTGCACATGATTTTATACTTTATCAATACTTCTCTAATGGTGAAAATGGTGCATTTAATCAAGTCAAACTTGGAGAAGATGTTAGATCTGATATTGGGTTTGGTGATTTTGTAAATAATAAATTAGAGGAATTTAAAAAGACTCAAGATCCATTTGAAAATGAGCAAGAAGCGATAGATCAGGTATTTAGAAATAGATGGTATGATGATAAAATAGTTCCTTCTACTTATATACATAAGAATCTAGGTACGTTTACAGATATAGGCGGTATGAGAATACCTGATACTTATAATGCCCCATCAATTCCTTCTAGGGCTGAGTACATTAAAGGTAAGACTCATGAGGTAGTATTTATTCAATCTGATGCTAAAAACATAGGAATGGATGACATGAAAAACCCTATATTCAGGCCATATGTTAAAGTAGCCTATGATGCTGGTAGTGAAGGTAAATTCTATGTATTATACAAACAAGTTGGTACCGTTACTGATGAAGATGGTAAAATTAAACCAGTATATACTGCTACTGACAAGTCTAGTGAGAAAGTATCAGGCAGATCTATAGTTGAATTAGGTTTAGATAAGTCTATTGTTCCATCTAATACACTTAGAGAAAATGGTACTATACCGAATTTCTTATTTACCTCTAATGAAATGTTTACTAGCGCTATTCAACAATTAGTTGCAGCGTATAATAATGATCCTAGATTTCAATCTGCTAGAGTTTCAAAAGATTCTGCAGATGCATTTTCTACTTTTAGACCACTTGATGAGCAAATAGAAGATGGTGAAGTATATGAAGATCAATATGATGAAGATATGATGGAAGCAAATCCAATTGAGGATTTAAGGAATCAAATAAAAGAATACCTAGAAGTAGCAGAGAATACCAAAGATTATGAATCTGCTGCTAATTCATTAAATGATGACTTATCTGAACAAGGATATTCTGACGCTCAAATAGATGCTTCTATGTACGAGTTTTCTAGATTACTATCTAACTCTCAACTTACAAAAAATAATACTACAGAAGAGCTTAAAACAAGCGTAGAAGCCTATTCTAAGGTAGTTATGGATACTTTATTAGATAATAACGTTTCTACAGACTATTTTAATGAGGCTGTTACTACCCCGACTAAGGTTACAACAGAAGCTGCCCCAGAAACGTTATTAACAGATATGAAAGATATAACGAATCACTCCGGAGGAGCTATCGGTGCTGATAGTATGTTTGATACTATAGGCAGAGAATATGGAGTAATAAATCATATTCATTATTACCATGGATCTAAAACTCCGCTTGGCAATAGGGTATTGACACAATCAGAGCTAGAAGAAGGATGGTCTGAGGTTCAAAAAGCAAATACCCTCTTACATAGAAGGCCAGATGCATATAAAGATCTACTTAGTCGCAATTGGTTTCAGGTTAAAAATAGTACTCAGGTGGTTGCAATAGCACCTATAGAAAATAATATGAAAACTGTTAAAGGCGGAACTGGGTGGGCCGTAGCAATGGCCCAAGTTAATGGAAAAGAAGTTAATGTTTTCAATCTTACAGATAACCTATGGTATAAATGGAATGGTGATACTTTCGTTAAGTCAGCAACCCCAATACTAGAAAAAGATTTTGCAGGAATAGGTAGTAGACAAGATGCTGGTAAAATGACTTTAGAGTCCATACAGGCAATTAGAGATGTATATGAAAATACTAAAAATTCTATTGAAAATAAACCAATTTCTTCTGTATCTATTTCAGAACAGGAATTATCTACTATAAATAAAACATTTCAAGATGCTGGGTTCCCAGCTATGACTATGGAAGAATATAATAATCTATCAGACGAAGACAAAGATAACTTAAAACCCTGCTTTTCATAATGAAACATTGTATAAATATTCGCTTGAAAGAGTTTCAGGCACTTACAGAACAAACTAATATGCATCCAATGGTACTTGCTGCCAAGATGGGTGTATATATGGAAAAGAATAATACTACTGAATGGCCTACATTAGAGCAAATAGAATCTATAATTTTATCTGAAAAATCATTTGACGAACAATTATCTCAATATGAAAAAGATTATGAATTATATCAGACAAAATTAAGATTTGACGAAAAGCCTACACACCCAATGTCCGAAGAAGAGGCTGATAGTGAGTTTAATGAGTTTAGTATTATATTTCCAGAGTCGGCGTTATCTATAGTTCCATTCGAAACACTTAAAACCATAAATGGAGAAACTGCGTATAGAATAGATATTAATTTAGATAAGCCAATAAAACCAGTTAAAAGTAAAATAGAGTTATCTAAAGAAGAAGAATTAACTGCTGATCAGATATCTGAAAATGCATTAAAAGAACAAGAGGAAAAAGATTCCCAATTAAGTATAAACTTACAAAAGAAGAATCAAATATTTGATATGTATGAAGGTACTTCTAAGGCTGAGTCTGCATTAGGAGAAGACAAACCAGGTACATTTACTAAAGATGAAACTGAATTAGACAAAAGAACTGAGAAAGAGTTAAAGAAATTAAAAAAGGTCCAACGTAGAACTCAAGCAGTTTTACATATGTTAGCTACTAATATAGGTAAAAGAACTGGTGTTAGTTTTAAAGTAGTTACAGATTCTGAGATGCAAGAGATATTTCCATGGTTTCAGTCTGGAGATCTTGGAGCATATGATGATACTAGTAATACCGCATATATAGTAAGTAATAATGCAGATGAAACTACTGTTGTTCACGAATTATTTAGTCACCCATTTCTAGATTATATAAAATCAGTACTATCCTTAAAGTCTATATATGAAAATCTGCTTTTTGAAGCAAAGGCTACAGAAGGATTAGAAGAAAATGTACGTGAGACATATAAATCTGAGAATATTGATGAAGATGCAATGAACGATGAGATCGTTGCAAGAGCTTTAGATATGGCAGTTCAGGGCATTTTGAATGAAGAACGACATAAAACACTTATAGATGCCATTAAAGCCTATTTTAAGGCGTTTACAGACACTATTAAGGAGGCTCTGGGCATTCGTTCCGGTCTAGTGTTTACTATCAATGAGAAGACTACAATTAGCGAATTAGCTAAGTGGGCTTTAAATGGCGAAGGACAAATGAGGGTACTTGGAGACCTAAATGAAAGAGAAAGTATAGTTGAGTCATTAGATATTATATTTACTGACAAAGGCGAATCTAAATTTGATGAATTATATAAAGGAATGACTATAGATCAGTTTATAGATAGTTTTGATGTTAATTCTAAAGATTCTGAATTGCTTAAAAATTGGATGTACGAACATAATCCAGCTAATATAGACGATTTAGTTAGGGGGGTATTGTCTGATTTAAATAGAGAGGAGGTATTAATAGATAAAAAAGGTTTTGTCTCATTACAAAAGAAAATATTTTGGAAACCAGGAGATATGACTGAAAATGCTATTAAAGCAAAAGAGTTTTATGTCCATGGATTAAAATCTAGAGCCGCAATATTAAAGAAAAGTAAGGCTTTAACTAGATCGCAAAGAGATGAATTCGATAAAGTAATTAATGAAATAGAAAATTCGGACGAAGTGGTTGCGGCAATGAAATTTGTTGAATACGCAATGCAAGAAGGATTGTCTACTGAGAAGGAGTTGAAAGAAATGACAACGAAAATGAAAGTTGGAGATGATATTGATGCAAATAGATTAATTTCTATTTATAATGACTTTCTTAAAATGTTTGATCAGTCGATTAAGAATATTTCAGTAATAAATAATAACGAAGATAGTATAATAAATAAATATGCTAGCAAAACTAAACTTAAGGAGTTTAAAGAAAACTTAAATTCAGTAAAGGAAGCATTTCAAAATTTAGATGAATTATTTCAGCCATTATTTGAATATAAATACAGGAATAAGCTACAGGAAATAGCAGCTACTGCAGGATCTCCTACTATGGATATGGTAGTTGAGGATTTGTATAATTCAGAAAGAGATGTTACCTGGATGTCTACATTTGTAGGGAGCCCATCTATGTCTAGAGTTGAGCAAATCAGAGCGTTAGATTTTTTACTTACTAACATAAATAATCAAGTAAGACATGATGTGAGTAATTCTGGATGGATATCTAAATTATCTATATTATCTAAAAAGATGGCTGGTACTAATCCATATGTTAGTTTTATGAGTTTTTACGAGCATCACGAAGGTAAAGCTACTGGATTTTTACTGTCTAAACTTAAATATGGCGTCTTCTTAAAGGATTATAATAAATTTATGGACGAACTCGCTGAAGAGTTTGACCTTAATAATACATATGAATCACCACTAGATCCAGTAGAGTATAAAAAGTTTATAGAGAAAAAGGATAAGTTTTTAGAAGAACATGCCGAGAGGATGTTTACTCCAGAATATTATAATTTAAAACACTCATTGTCTCCTATGACTAGTGAAGTTTTAGATGATTCAAATAAGTCGATTCGCGCCATAACTGATAAATATATAAATGAGTTTGGAGTTCCAGATGCATTTAATATGACGTTAGAGGATAGTGAGAGATTATTTACACTAAGGAAAGAAAAAGAATTTCTTTCGTCTGATAAATACCAAGGAACTGGACTCCCTAAATTTGGAAGAGATCTGGAGATAGCAAATGAATTAAAATCATATAATGAGAATATGAAGGGTAAATTAGATTATCACACTAATAAAACCAAATTTAATCAAGCTAAATCTATTATGAAATCTACATTGGCTCCAGAAGAGTATATGAGATGGGTGCAAGCAAATACTAAAGTAGAATATGAGCAGTCATTTTGGGACGATTTAGCTTCTTTAGAAAAAGAAAATCAAACTCCACAATGGCAAGCTTTATATGATCAAAAACAAGCTATATTAAAATCATTCAGAGACACTAATACAATGGAGATTAGAGTTAACCGAATGGAAGCATCTAGAATTGGCCTAAAATCAGTAAAAGAATGGATTGATAGTGCTGATTCCATGTTAAGCAAATATAAAAATCAATCTAAAAACAAAAATGCTAGACAGTTTGGTAGTATCGCTGACATGGTGAAGACTAAGGCGTATCTTGCTGAAAATGCAAAATATACTGAAATGGCATTAGGAAATTCTATCGAGCAAAAAATATCTGAAGAATGGTTTGCAGAAAATCATACTGTTAGAAGTGATGGTGTTTCATTAGTACCTAAAGGATATTGGATGAAAATAGAACCTAAAGATAAATCTTTAATAAAAAGAGACGTCCCTAATGCTTCTTGGTCTGAGCTAGATGAGAATTCTATCTTCTATAACAACAAGTATGAAAAAGATATGTCTGATTACGGGTTGCAACCTAACAAAATATTATACGATAACTCTTCTGAATTCAATAAAATGATGAGTTCTTCAGATAAGGCAGAATTCTATAATACTATTATTGAAATGAGGAAAGAAGCTGATTCTATGCTTGATTTTATAGAGAGGCCAAATCCATTACTTATGCCACAGATATCTGGTAATAGCGTTCGTAGAATGTTTTCTGAGAATAATTTACTAAAAGGTATATGGAATGAAATAAAAGACATATTTGCAGTTAGATCAGATGAGTCTGAATATGGTGGAGATGTAGATAAATTATTTAGGCCAGATAGCTCTATAGTAAAAAATATCCCTGTATTTTATAGGAAGATGCTTGATAACCCATCTGCTATTTCAAAAGATATGATACATATATATACTTTGTATTATACTATGGCTGCTAATTATAAGAGACAGAATGAAAATCATGCTGATGTACAAGTATTATTAGAAGGCCTGAATAGGACTTCCGCCTCAAATAAAACATTGTTTAATAAGATTGGTGGAGCAATAAAAAATAAAGGTTTAGATAGATCTGATTTAGAGACTACTAAAGCTGGCGAAACTAATATAATTAAACGAGCTAGAGGAATGGTTGATAGGTCTATGTACGGTATAAACTCAAATAGAATGACGGCCTCCTTGAACTTCGCTGACTGGAGGCGGAGTATAGGAATATTTAAAGTTTTATTACCAAATTCAAATATTAAGATAGATATAGCTAAACCTTTTAAAAGTATGCTATCTTGGTTTAGAATGATAAACCTTGCATACAATCCACTAGCTATTGTAGCTAATTATGCTACTGCAGAGATAAATATGAAGATTGAAGCCGAGATTGGATTAAATATGAATGAAAAGGACTTGTGGAATGCAAATATAGAACTAATTAAAATTTTACCTGAAGCATTGATGAGTCTTACTAGAAGAAGATTTAATAATAAAGTGGTTGCCTTGACTAGATTGTATGGAGTTGCTGGGTCAGAAGCGGAATCTACTAAAGATACATATGGATTACAATTAGCCCAATTTACAGGA